GTAATCAGATCAGTTTTACTTGCGGGCGATGCCATTAGATACTATAATCCCTTCGTTCCTATTTAGGAAGGTTCAATACTTGCTGGAGATGCGTCTGCTGCTGGTGCTTCTTCTTGCTCTAACAGACCAAGTGTTTCAAGTCCTCCCATGAGTTTAATTTTATATTCTGTTGCTTTCTTTAAACTGTCTTCTAATTCTTTTATTTGAGTTTCTGTTTTAGAAATTTGCTCCTCAAAATTTGATTTTAATTTAGTAGGATCCATAATTATCAAAGTGAATGTTTCTTATATTTATAAGGGTGGAATATCGGTAACTGGAGAGACTATAACTGGGTTTTTGTATGCTTCTATTATCTGTCTAACAATGTATCCTATCTCAGGATATTGTTTTACATCATATGATAATGTCATTCTTTCAAATTGACCAATATCAATATCTCCCACTTTCAATGACTTTCCAGCAATCAATACTTTTTTTGCTATGTCAGCACCAGCAACAACATTGTTAGTCTGATGTGATATTTTTACAAGGTAATGTAAATATGTACTCCACTCAGTATGTTCTTTTAATCTTTCTTCTTTTACATACTTAACTTCTTCTGGTGTAAGTTTTATTTCATTTCTTCTATGAAGTACTTTTAAATACTCTTCTGGTGTCAGTTTCATTGTACCCAAATCTCAGCTCTTACTGATCTATTTACACCAGTAGTTCCTTGACAACAATAGATATGATCCCCTGCACTATTTCCAGATCTTACAGGTGCTATACCACTAGTAACATCATTTGAGTTTTGACTGTTTTCATTATTCCAACCAAATCCCCAACGAACTCTGTTACTATTGTTACCTGTATAATTAAATCCATACCACTGATATCCATTTTGATTAGACCAACCTGATCCAGACATGCTACTTTCTCCACGAGGATTACTAGATAACTGTTGATTATTTTGTAACCTAGTTAATGCAGTTTGTCCAACTCCACTTTGTTTCCATGTCCAACCATTATATGGTACACTTGACTGTCCACCATTGTTTAAATCAGGAAACACTGCTGCTAGAGTGCTTGCAACATAATAATTAAATGCATGATTTTTATGATCGCCATCATTAAGATTTAATCCAGACGTTTCATTGTATACATTTGCTGTAGTCCAGTAGTTTGAATCATAGGGAAATGTAGATCCTCTAGTGCACTTCCATGCTAACATCCATCCACCACCTCCAAGATGGTTTGAATTCATAGCACAATATACTTGTTTAGCACCAACGGTAGGTAAGTTAATCCAATAGACACCATCTGGTGCTCCAGGATTTATTGCTAAAATTGATGCAGCACTAATTGCTGCTTTATCTTGAGTAGATCCATCTGGTTCAGATCCACCACCGATAACCATCCATTCAGATCCATTCCAAGTTTCCAATTTCTCAGTATCAGAATTGTATATTGTTGCTCCTGTACCAAGGTTTGTTGGTTTATTATTATTGGTGTAACTAGGAAATTCTACTCCCGTACTAGCAATAAATTTTCCTGCATTAATTTGACTCATATTATTATCTTGTAAACATGTAATTCATTCTTTTACCTGGTCTATAGGCACCACCACTATTAGCATTACAGTGTGTGCCTATGGTAGTATTAGAACCATAACCATAAGTTTGCTGAGTGTTGTCCTTTGAATGAAATCCCCAGTTAAATGCAGGAGATTGGTGACCCCGCAAGTTTGTGTTATTAGTTCCAGAACAATATACACCACCTTCTCTATTACCAACAGAGAACATATAGTTGCCATCTAAATGGTCTTGTCTTAGAACTCTACCATTAGTATCACTACTATTAGGTATATAAGATGCATTGGTCATAATAAAATCTTCTGAAGGATTTGTTGCATCATCACCTAACTTATAAAAGTTACCTCCACCATATGTAGTAATATCACTAGGAACTTGATAATCTTGATAAGTTGATACACTAGCACTATTGGAGTTTGTTACTTGAGCTCCATCTGTATCCCACAATCTATTAGGATCTTCAATAACATTTTTATGAAATTGAGAAAACATTGGTGAATGTGATAATGATGTAGATGATCCTGCAGTTCTACTCTCTGATGCTTGATTAGCAGTGCTAAAATTATTTGCAGTATATTCCAATCTTCCAATTCCAGATCCAGCATCTGTGCAACAGTGCATCATCCATCTTCCAGCATAACCATTACCGAGAGCTTTATTACAATTAATTAAATCTCTCATATTTAAAGTTTCATACACTTGACCATTTGCATCTAGTGTATCAAGTCCTAGATTATTATAATATTCTCTACCACCCTTATCTTCTAAAGAATAAACATTCCAGTTGGTAGATTCCACTTGTTGTCTATCATACTTAATAGATAACGTCCACCCACCACCCTGTGTAGTCATATCACACCATACTTGAAATGGTGCTGCACTTGCATTACTTCCACCAAATAAAGCAGGATTTAACCACAGAGGTCCTTCCAATGCTCTGACATCTTGCAAACTTCCACCAGCTGCTATAATATCTACAAGTATCATCATAGCAGAACCGTTTGCTTTAGATGATTCTGTACCATCATTGACAGCACCTTTCATTTTTATTTGACTCCAGTTTGCACCATCCCAAATAACTAATGCTGCTAAAGCAGTATCGTATATTAAAAAACCAGCATCACTTGTTCCCAAATTTGTTGGGTAAGCGTTTTCATTTGCAAAACCTTGAAATTTTATTCCCTGTTGAGCACTAACTTGATTTACATTTATTATACCCATGTTGTCTAGGTAGTATCTGTCTTATGTATTTATCGTATAAAAGCATTAAAAGTCATTCTATTTGCGTTCCACTTTTTTTGTTGGAAATGAATTGAATGCCAAAGGTTACCCTCATACATGATTAATTTGTTAAATTCATGTGGTTCTATATGATACCTTGTCCATTCTTTATGCTTTACCTGAGATGGATCAAAGTTTACCATTGCCTGTACAGGATTTAATAATCTTTTTGCTCTATAGTTTTTATCATACAATGTAGTCTCTTCTCCTGTCTCTTCACTTCTAAAGAATGATGTGCCATTATCATCACCATCATATTCGTCTTCTGTATTGAAAGACAAGACACCAGCATACCTAACTTCATCTGTATGTGGAAATAAACTTTGATATCTACACTTCTCTTTCATATCATATATCTGAAATCCAAACCTAGTCTCATCAGGAAATCTCATTATCTCACCACTACCTTCAAAGTATTTTGTTGCCACATACTTCATTGGTTCATACAAAGCTTTCTTATGTATGCTCATATAATGAATGAAACCTGGTAGATTTGTAACCTCTCCTTGATATGTGGAAACATAATCTATGGATTGTGCATATGCTTTTAACTCATCAGGATATTGAAAAAAATCTCTGACTATTACTAGTCTATTTTTATGTTTTCCTATGTGTTTTTGCTCTACTTCCCAACTAGATGGGTGTGCTACAGAAAAAAGTTTTCTATCAATTACTTTCATTAGGTTTCTCCAATACCATTACAAATAAACCATTCCACCAATGTGTTGGATTTTCTATGATCGCACTAAGAATTTTTCTCTCAAAATACAGATCATAATTATTATCTTTGACAAATTGTATTGCCGATTCAATTACCCCATCAAAGTTAGCGTCATCTATTATAAGAATAAATTTGTCTGCTAAGAAAGGTGCAATATGATTCAAACAATTAAGTTGTTGAACATAATCATGGTTAGCATCATAGAATACCACATTTGGTTTCTTACCTTCAAAATCTTTTTCCTTTAAATCAAGTATATCAGATTTTATAAATGTTGATTTTCCATTTTCATACTTATCAAAGTATCTTTTAAACTCTTCAAAAGTATTACCTACTTCATTCCATTGAATATTATTAGTCAATGGTTTGCATTCTGGTTCTGAATAATTATCAACACCGATATTTTCTATATCATTACCCATAGTAGCAGCAAAAAAAGTACTGCCCATCAATGTTCCTAGTTCAAGATATACTGAGTCATCATAAGAACAGAGATTATTTAAAAAATGTCTAACTCTATCTGATGTAATTCCACGAACTTCATACCCATCTGATACGAAATTAGATTTGAATGATGATGCATTATCAATAGCATCCATACACCTTTGTGTATATTCTTCTACATCAAATGTCTCTCCTTTTTTCTTAAGATGTGACTCTACAACAGACTCACAATAATTACAATCCCAACAGTCAAACTTACATGTTTTAATCTTTTCCCTCCACAAGTTTATCGGAGCATCCTTTACTTTTAAGTCATCCATATACTCATCAAACTCAGGGAATAGAAGTTCATCTTCTTTTGCCCATCTCTCTATAATATCCATAGACTCTTTAAGTCTCATCATATTTTCCCTACCATGCATCTTGAATACATCTATGCCAAGGTCAAGGAACTCTTCCCAATCTTCTCTCCATGGAGGTAAGTTTGCTGCTTTCAATGCAGAAGAAGGATCTTCTATATCCCATTTAGAACAAGAGTTTGTACTGATAGGATCCATAAAGAACTGTGGAGACTTACCTTGTCTCGTACTATTAAAATGATAATGTTCATCCATAATTGTACAACCACCCCAACAACCCTCGTTTGCTAGTAATGAAATCTCTACTGGTTTGCCAATTTTCTCGCAGTATTCCTTTGCTTTTTTTATCTCTAGTAATCCAGTCTTATCACGCATCATATCTCTATCTAAGTTGATATAATGAAAGCCAGACTTAGCAAGATTTACGATATCGTTTGCCTTACAAACATTCCTCAGTATAGTATTCTTAATTTTTAAGTCAGGAAATGCTGACTGAATTTGACCAGACGATACCCATGTAGTGTGTGGTATCGTAGCAATACGAACATTATAATTTTCATATATTTGTCTGAAATTATGAATGAATAAATCCAATCCTTCTTGATCAGGTCTAACATATATGTTATTGAATGTTGCTGAGATAGGTATCTCTGTCTCTCTTGATATTACTAAAGAGTTAAAAACTAACTGAGATATATCTCCAGCAAAAACATCACCCATCGCATCTTGAGTGAAGGGTGGCATTCTACATGTAAAGTACAAGTCTTTAATGTAAACTTTATATTTTGTCAACCATGGAATAAACATTCCATCCGTAAACTGTTTATCAAGTTTAGGATTTATTGGGAGACTGAAGACGGATCTTGTCATTAGGTAAGGTTGTTAAAATCTGTTTTTCAACAGGACTTTTCAATTCAAGAGTCATAGGACTTTTAAGTTTTTTAGGTTCAATATCTTTAGATATCTCTGCCATAAGTTTAGGAACGGAATAATTTTGAAATGATCCTTCAATCACTTTTCTAACTTCTGGCAACAATTGCTGTGCCATTTTTTCTACTCCTGCTGTTAACATTGTAGCATGTTCTACAGCACCTTGTATAGCAGTTAACTGATCTTCTGCTGGCATATTTAAAATAGAATCTAAATTACCACTTCCAATCCTACCACAGTTGTGTACGTCAACTGCAGCTTGTTTTGCCATTCTAGTAATCCAATACTGTCTATCCTCGTCTTCTTGTGTTATACGATAATATTCTATACTTTTCTTATCGTCCATGTGGTTGCGAACCATATCACAGAACTCAGATATTTCTCTCTCATATGTAAGATACTTTTTCTCAAACAAAGACTCGTCGTACTTTGCTTTGTCCCATTCTATTTCTATTCTCTCTACTTCCAATTCATCTGAGTCAGGTCTATTCTTTTCTTTTTCTAACTCACGTTCTAATTTTTTTCTTGAGTTTGTACATAACTTATGTTTGTACTGTAATTCAACATACCCATGTTGTCTTGCTTCTAGTTCCAACAATGCTTGTTGAACTTTTTTGTATGGAGTAATCTGAGAACCAACAACAAAAGTATCATTCTGATACATTGTCTGTCCCATTTCCAAATTTACTGCAGCATCTATAATATCAGAATTTGATAATTTAGATCTTAAATCAATACTAGAATCCGAATGTTCCATATGCGACTTCACCGTTCAATCTGTTCATGTTGTCATCCACTCGTCCTAACTTAGTTGCTTGAACTCGTGGCATACCTATATTTAGGTAGTCTTCCCAGAGGATATTCATGTCCCACATATTGTCCGCAAGTTTGAATTGTGAACGAATAGCATGATATTTACCTAAGAGTGCTGCGTATGCTCTTACATATTCATTATGTTTTTCTAATACTTTGTCAACCAATATCTCTTTTCTCATACCTCTAGTCATTGCAAGTATATCTAAGAAAGGTGTTTCTGCATCTGAACTGTTTTTATATGCTCTTGCTTCTGGTAATTGATATGTCCATGACTCACTTTCTACATCATGGCAATTTTTAAAGTTTTTAAATCTCAATTCAAATTCTCTTTCAATAACTAAGATTGCCAACTTTCTCATCCAAGACAGTGCATTAATAATTTTTTTAGAGTTCATTGGAACTTTACCTTTATTCCATTGAACTTGTCCTCTCTCATCCATAGAAGCAATATAATCTTTTGAGTATTGTCTTACTTCACCAGCATAGTTTACACCATCATGTAGTTCTCTTTCAGTAAATTCAATATATCTTTTAAGACCAGATTTTAGTGTTTCAAATACATCACGTTTCATTTTAACAATTGATATGTTATAAAAATTATAACAATTATGATATGTTGTATCATGTGGTCTCAATTCCATAGAACGAAGGTCCTCTTCACATAGACCCATAATAATATATCCCTTCTGTATGTCTTCTTTATCTTTAATAAACTTTCTAACTTCTATTTCAAGTGGATGTGATGGTTCATATTCTGGACGTAGCATGTCCTCATCCAATACCATATGTGATGGTATCTTAGAAGTCCATTCTACCTCAAATGCTTTTTCTTCTATAAAATTAAGTTTCTTTTTCATATTACTGATATCTTGTAGCAGTTACAGTAAATGCTGCTGTGACACATGCTCCTGATGATTGACCTTGGTGTCCTTTTGGTTCTGTTTTATATCCCATCATAGTCATACTATCATTAGCATGGAATATTTTCATACATCTATTGTTCTGACGAGCATTACCAGATCCACCACCACCTGAGTAGTTACCCATCATGTATCCCCAGTCTTGACCCATTTCCATATTCTCTTCACCAGAATCAACGTCAATCTGATTGAAGGTTGATATAAATGCTCCAGAGTTATGTGTAAACTTCATCCATTGCTGCTGAACATTATTACCGTTACCATGATAACCAATATTCCATTTTGTAGATAAAGATTTTTTCCAACCATCACCAGTAATATTAGATGTACTCCAGTTTCCAGTTGATTCAGATGCAAACTCAATATATCTAGAGTTACCTGTGTCAGAATAAGAATATCCTCTAAGTTCTCCTTCAGTGGCAGAACAGAAGTCAGATGTATGTCCTCCACCAACTCTAGACATTAGTTCTGATGAGAAGTTCATTCTACCCCAAGAACTACTTCCTTGGTCACCACCACCTGTAACATAACCTCTTTGTACAGTCTGACCTGATGTAGCACCAGAATCGTTAACAGAACCATATAAGTCCCAACCAACACCAATAGTGTCAGGTGTGGTACTATAGTTATCAGTTGTGTTATAAGATGGTGAAGATCCAGCTGTTCTCCCTGTTCCTGTGTGTAAGTTTATAGAAGAAGTATGTGCAGAGTTTCCTCCCCAACTGTTGTTACCACCATAAACATATCCGTTATAATCTCCAAAGTTTCCATCAACATAGGTTGCTGCTCTATCTAATTGGTCTCCACGACATATAGTAACGTCTGTAGCATGGAATGTTTGGTTAACAGTTCTCCATGGGTTTGCTCCTCTATATCCACCCATCAAGAACCCATGTGTAAAAATACTTCTATACTTAAATTCTGATCCTACGTTTATTGAATAAGTATTTCCTTGATAGTCATACCAATTACCAGTTCCATCAAAAGGTAGATAACCGTTAGCTGGTGTTACTGGGTTCTGTAAGTTTATACCACCTGTATCTGCATCACCTGGTGGCATATTTGTACTACCAGCATTATTTTCAAATGTATTTGGATGTGCCCAGTATGCTGTGATACCATCAGATGCTAGTGTAGCACCCATGGTTTCTATAGATTGTTCTGGTAAAGTAACAAATGGTTGTCCATTCTGTAACAAGTTTCCAGTAAAATCTATGTTGCCTTGAATGCCAACACTCTGTGCAATATTTACTGCTCCTGTTCCAGACAGAGTTGATATATTATCAGTTCTTAATGTTGACGCCATTCTTTTACACTAGACTCCTTTTCTTATTTAGTCTAAGTCTTCGTCAAACTGTTCCTTAGAAAAATCATATTTTATAAATTCATCCACATCCCACTTAGGAGATTTGTATCTTCTTTTGTTATCTGCCAGTATTCTATAGAATCTTCCTTCTTTACCAGGTAAGATGCCATCATCAATGTCATGCCATATGGCATCTAATTGTTCTCCAATTTCTGGATAATTAATTTTTCTGTTTGCAATGTAATTTTGCAGTTCTTTATTGCGACCTTCTATCCATACTCTGAAGGCAGATCGTTTTCTGGGAAATTTATCCATCGTTTCTATTGTTAATTACAAATGAGTATTTACCATTGTCTAGTATCCTAGGCATAAAGTTCATGGAGATAGATGTTCTATCTGCCCACATGTTGAGATTACCATTATAACCATGTAATAAATGAGACTTCCAAAGTAGAAGATCTCCTTCTTTAGGTCTAATGTCTTCAACATACCTACTATATTTATTAGGGGAGTCCCAGTCTTTTGCGTGAGCGATATAGGGATGACACTCTGGTTCTCTCTTCATAAATTGAATAGGTGCATGAACCCAATCTATCATGTTAACATAATATGTTCCTGATATCAACGAATTGTGATGATTATGTTCTGTTTGCTGTCCTCTCTCTAAACAATAATTCATCCAAGCATCAGTCATCAATAATTCATTTTCATCTGATAGAACATAGTTATGAACTTCAGTAAAAAAATGAGTAGCACATTCAGTAACCCATTTTCTATGATCTTCTAGCTCTGGATGAAAATCGTATATGTTTGTGTTAGATTCATTATAATAATGAAATAGATCACCACATAATGCATTCTGATTATAATTTTCATCGCCTGGTTTTATAGTATCTCTAATTTTTTGACATACTAATTTAATATTTACAATTTTATCTTCTGGATATGTGTATACTCCACAAACTTGTGGAAAAAATTCAATTATTTGATGTTCCATAATTAAGCAATAAATCCTTGTAACGATAGTCTAGCACTACTATCTTTGCTAGTTGTATTAATTTTATGCATTATACCAGAGTTCACAATTAATCTATTTGGTTTAGGGTGAAAGAATTGTCCTATGCCTCTATCAATCATAGCATCAAATAATTCTTTATTGTCAAAAATTTTCCAAACTATTTTCCTATCCTCACCTTTCAAATCAAGCGTTTGAAACTCTCCACCCCATTCTGGTGACCAACTTTTGTGACAATAAAAAGTAAATGCTTTTTGATGAGCACGATCATTATGCCAATTTAGTCCAGATTCTGGCATGTAGTAATATGGAGTCATGGTAACTCTACCTTCATTAATTATAGAATTAATTTTTTCTATAATTGATATTAAAGATTTATCAATACCATCAAGAGGAGGAACTCTTCCTGCTGGAAAATATATTGGTTGTCCCTTTAATACTTTTGCATCAGGACTCCAAACATGATTCCATACACCCTCAGTTTTTTGAATGTTCATAAAGGGTATTATATTAAACCATTCAAACAACATCCCAAAATCCTCTTCTGGAAGCACATCATCATAAACTTTGACATGCTCAGAATCAAAAATTAGATTCATTCTTCTACACAATAATCTTTATCTATCTGACATAGTTCATTGTACAGTCTTTGGTTTCGTTCACTCCTATCAATCTTAAGTGTTCCTTTGATTAATGTTAGGAAGAATATACCTATGATGATGTAAATTATGTAAGCTTTCATAAAAAAATTATACTCAATTATATTATATCACGTTTTTGCGTTTGTGGAAAGTAAATAATAATTTCCTATAGAATATGCACCACCATCGTTAAATCCCATACTAGTTGATACACTTCCTACGCTTGGTCTACTACCACTATAAATTCTTTGAAATCCGTTACCACTATAGTCACCGTTAGGTTCTGAGTGAGTACTATCTCTAATCCACCATTTGTTACCACTCTTTACTCTCCAGTCAGCACAATTATTTCCACCATAATAAGAACTTCTCATGATACAACCAGTGTAGTTACCGCCACCATTTGGTTTGTATACATGCCCTACTCCTTCCCAATAACTGTTAAAATTTCCTGAGTCTAATGAGTTTACTGCATTAGTTGCTGCTAACCAACAGTTTCTAGATCTCCCTTCCCACATCTCTAATCCTAAAGAAACTCCTGCATGGGTGTCTGTAATATAACTTACACTAGGACCTGATCCTTTTGTAGCATAAAAGTCATATCCACCACCATCATATGATGTATCAACATACATTTGTAATGCATTAGGCATACTAGAAGATTTAATCCAATATAAACCACTAGTTAAAGTAGGATTATCTGTTACTAATTGCAGTCCTGATGTAGATGCTTTATCTGGAGAAGAACCATCCAACTTAGCAGAACCAGCAGACTGCCATTCTGTACCATTATAAATTTCTAATGCTTCTTCTTCTGTATTATACCCAATTAATCCAGTAGAAGGACTACTAGGTTGGGTTGTATTATTCCATGTTGGAACTCTTAAACTACCATCTATAACTAGTGAGTGACCACTAGGGAGAGTGACTTCATTACTAAAATTAGAAAGTCCTTGAATATTTCTGACTTGTAGTGTGCTCATGTTAGATTATGCTCCAGGCTGCCCCGTTTGATATTGTAATTGTTGTACCGTTAGTAATTTCAAGAGGTCCGAAACTACCACAGTTAATGTTAGTTGGGATTGTAATGTTTTCAGAAACAGTGTTTCTGTTTGCTTTCATAACACCATAGGTGTCAATCCACATACTATCACCATTTGCTTTGAGTGTTCCACTAACTTCAATGTTACCTTCAACCTCTAATGCTTCGTCTGGATTCTTTGCACTTGAGAATCCAACACCAACTTTAGATGGTCTGTAAATATCAGCTCCGTTAGGTGATTCTGTCCAACGAGAAGTAACAAACTCAGCATTGTTTTGGTAAAGAGTTCCGTTAAAGTTAACGTCTCCTTGTATATTTAGTTGATAATTTCTGTTCTGATTATTAGAGGGATCAGTACCAGATGTGTTAGTTGTGTTGATAGCAACTCTATTTGTACTACCATTAATTGTAAATGCTGGTGTACTATTCCAAGTTGTTCCACCATTATTAGTAGATGCTTGGATTGTGAATAGATCATTACCTACTACCTGATTACTAACTACAAAGTTTCTATAGGATGAAGCACCACGGAAGTTTATTCTTGCACCACCATTATCATTGTTGTTATCAATATTAAGTGTTGCATTGATTAATGCATCGCCATCAACCTCAAGTGTGTAATCTGGTTCACGATTTATATTGATACCTAATTTTCTAGATGCAATAATATCACCAACAACACGAAGATATAGTTCTGGTTGATCACCAGATATTGTAAATCCTTCACCATACTCAGAGTTTGGTGAACTACTGTCAGCATGTTTGTATTCAATTGTACCATTTTGACCAGGTGTTGGTGCATTATCACTAAATTTAATCTTAGCACCAACAGCATTAGTAAGTGTGTGAATGAATATACCATCATCACCTTTAACATGTAATGTTGCTGATGGGTTAACACCAGCATTAATACCAACTCTGTCTGTTGATATGTCAACGAATAATGTATCAGTGTCTACTGCAAGGTCATTAGTAAGAGTAGTTGTTCCAGAAACTTGTGCATTACCAGATACATTAAAGTTAGAACCAGCACCTGTAATGGTTAGGGTTCCAGTCATAGTGTCACCAGTCTTCAATACGTTTGCTGATGCTGCACCTGATAGTGATGCAGTGATTGTACCAGCAGAGAAGTTACCAGATGAATCACGAAGAACAGCAGAGTCTGCTACGTTTAAATTTCTGAATATTACATTACCTTCGTTCCATATCTTCTGACCGTTGATTGTAAGACCATCAGCATTAGCAACAGATACTTCTAATGTTCCTGAGTTTGCAGTTGCGTTACCACCAGATGCAGTGATAGATGCTGTTCTATGTCCATCAGCACTAGCAGGAACTGTTTGTGATGATCTAAAGTAAATTGCAGGACTTGATGATTGTCCATCAATTCTACCCAGTTTTAATAATGCAGTTCCACCAGAACTTTCTAATTTACCAACATCAACTGTGTTACCATCTTCAATAGAGAAGTCATCAAATGCAACTCTATTTGATGCAGTACCAGCAGTTATAGCACCAACAAAATTACCAGATGTAAGTCTACCAATAATGATTGTATAATCATTAAAGTTATCAGAAGTATCATCATTCGTTACAACATTATCAATTGTAAAGCTACCAACACCCTGTGCGTTAGAGTTGTATAGGTTGATTGGATTACCTGGTGCAAATACGCCAGTTGCAGATGTATCTAGAATAAGTCCTGAGAAATAAATCTTATACTTAGGATCTCCTAAGTAAGACTTGACTGTAAGAGAATCTCTAACTCTAGTTGCTTCAATCCATGATGGCAATCTTTCTGTTGAAAGAGTTCCATAGTTAATATTAAGTGCGTTCTGATACCAGTCACCTTGTCTATTGTCTAATCTGTCAGCATCTAGATCAGAATCTACACCATCGTTAAGTGATGTCCAAACCTTACCCCAAGATCCAAATGATGATACACCAGTTCCAGATCCACGAATATAGAAGTTATCATTATCTGTAAATGCAAGTTGTCTTACACCACCAAATCCAGTATCAAAACCAGCACCACCTTGTCTTAATGTAAGAATCTGAGTTCTAGTACCACCATCATTTAATCCAACTGCACTATTGAATACAGTGTTTGAAACAATACCAGAAGCAAAGTTGTTTGGTGCAGGATCTGAAGATGGTAAGTTAGTACCAGTAAGAAGTCTAATTGTATTACCAGACTGACCAGAAACATCAATGTCATAAATTCCAGACATTCTATCCTTAGAAAGAAAACCTTGATTTAGATTACTAGCGTCTAAGTAGAAAGAACCTTGTACACCATCAAGTAAGTCAGCATCTAGTCCACTATCAGCACCAGTCTTAAGTTCTATAGATCCATTTCCAGATGTTCCAATATTAAATTGTGATTTTTTATATCTTCCAACACCAATTGTTCCATAAAGGTCAGCAGAGATAGTAAGATCTGTAACTCTGTTAACATCAAGAGATACGTTTGCATACTGTCTGTTAACTGTAGAAACTTTTGCTCCTAAAACAAGACTAGAACCAGAACCAATCTGAGTTGGATTTGATGTTACAGTAAAGTCAGCACTATATCCACTACCACCATCTGTTACTGTTAATTCTGTAACTACGTTACCAGCAACAACAATGTTACATTTTAATCCCGTTCCCGAACCACCAGTAAGAGGAATATCAAAATACTGTCCATTTGTAAACCCTGATCCTCCGTTTGCGACGATAACATCATCAACAAATCCACCTTGAGTAAAGGTAGATTCAAATGTCAATGGGGATGCACCACGCTCAAACTCAATGATAGTTCCTAAAGGAATTGTTGCGTTGACTGGGTTATTTAAAGAGATAGTTGTTAGACCAGCAGCAGTAACAACACCATTAATGTTTGTGTTATTTTGTATTCCACTGATAGTATTCTTAACTTCATGTCCTATAAGAACATCAGAGTTAGTTGTAAAGATCATTTGTGATGATCCACTACTACACTGTGCTGCTAATTTAGCAAAGTATCTACTCTCTGCACCCTTGACTGACTGAACTGCTAATGCAAAGTTCTGATCACCTCTTAAGAATGTGAATGAGTTCGCAGCACCACCTGTTGCTAATCTATCTGTTTCAATAACACCTGATGTAATATCTGATGCAGCAATCTGGTTAGATGATAGAGATACCCAGTTGTTATTATCAAATGATGATGTGTTAATAACTCTAGTAAGATTGACTGTATTTGCACTTGGTGTTGTACTATCATCAATAGTATCAGTATCTTCTATCTTGACATTATTAACAATATTACCATAGAGTCTACTTTCAATTAAACCAGTACCCTGTGCTTGTACACCAGCACCTGGAGGAGCAGCAAATGAGATTGTGGGTTGTGTAGTATATCCTAAACCACCTATGTATCCACCGAAACTATTGATAGTAACAGTAACAACTGTTCCATTTGCAATTGTACAAGATGCTTGTGCAGCTACTGCACCAGCTGATGGATTACCACCACTGATTGTTATAGTAGGAGCAACCGTATATCCAGAACCACCATTTGATACGTTGATCTGATAAAGAACACCTTGTCTATATTCTGTTGCTTGTATTCTTCCTGTTGTTAGACTTCCTGTGAATACGTCACCTATTGTAAATGCTAATCCAGAATCTACTGCAAATGATAAGAATAAACTATCGTTGTCATTGTTCAAGATGAACGATGTAGATGTATCTTGTTGGATTGCGATATCACCAGCAAGTGCACCTTCTAGAGATGTTCTTTCTGCTTGATCAGCAACTGTAAAGACTTGGAAAGGTCTTAGAGCAGGAATCTGGTCAATAGATATCTTACCAGAGTCAGTCAATTCAACCAGTGCTCTAGGAACTGCGTTAGTAGAGTATGGTTTGTTGATGTAAGGTCCTAAAGAGTTAGTGATGTAATCTCTAACCGCTTTCTGTGTAGGTAGTTTAGAGTCACTAGAGTTAGCACCACCTAATGTGTTAGATGCATCAAAACCAGTAACAACAACGTCACCACCTTTTAGTTTTAAGAATTCAACTTCAGAGATTGTAACCGTACCAGTAAAGGTAATCGCACCAGTTCTGTTTTCAATGTTAGCAAATGTACCAACCTTAAAGTCTCCAAGTTCGTCAGTACCAGAGACGTATACACGACCATACTGTTCAGAAACTTGTTCGTATGCTTCTGTCTTAGTACCACCGTTCTCAGGTAGTGCTAGGTAGTTAGTACCTGATCCAGCAAATTCCCAAGTGTGTGATGATGAGTTAACGATAGATGGTCTATGTAATTTAATTACTTTACCTGAGAGAGCACTTGTAGATACAGGATTACCAGTAGCAGTCTCAGTTAGGTTCATTGAACCACCAGTACCATCATCAATGGTTAACTGTGCAGAGAAAGGAGGACCTACAGTAACGCCAGCAACAACATCAACAAAGTATTCTATGTCTGTATTGGTATTTGTATATCCATCAATCTTAACAACATAATGCTCAAGTGGTTCTCTTCCTAATCCACTAACTGTAAGTATCGTTCTACCAGTAGGTGTAGCAGATACGTTACTAACTGTACCTTGGTCAAATGAATAGCATTCTGCTCTATATCCAACACCTCTTAATGCAAAGATACCAAAGTTTGTAGCAGAGTTGGTGATAGAACAATAACCACCTGACTCAGCAAGAACACCATCAGCACAGAAAATAACGAACACAGAAACTAACTGTGTATAACCATCGTTGATGACTTTGTAACCAGTACCACCAAAGGAAACAATCGTGAATGCAGATGCAACCATTGACTTACCCTGATTAGGGAAGGATGCAGATCCATCTAATTCAAGACCAGGAAATGGGCAGTTGGGTTGTTTAACTTTAGATCCATCAACTAGAGCACCACCACCTCCTAAGAAGGATATAACAGATGCGTTCTGTGTATATGGAGATGCTTCAATGATTGGATAATCATCAAAGATACCACGAATTGCTAATCTATTATTATTTTGATCATAGATGAAATTATCTGGATATGAAATTATCTGTGCAGTATCATATAATGTTCCATTGTTAGTTGTTGTAGCACCTGGTGCAATAGTTCCATCTAGAATATCCTCAAGAAGATCCATGAGGGTATTGATTGTATTATTAACACCAGAACATAAGGTATTTGCTCCTGCAGCATAGATTGAGATTGATGAATTAGCAGATCTTACAAATGTGTGAGTAGATCCTGGAGTATGTGAAATTGCATTGGAGTTAGCACTTACAAATGTATGTGTAGATTGTGGTAAGAACTTAACACCATTTGCAAGACCAGTAGTAAATGTATGAGTGGTTGTGTTAGAAGAGGTTCCAACATTAACTGTTAATGTTCCATCTTGTCTCTTAATTCCTCCAGCAGCAGCACTTACAAAACTATGTGTACCAGTATATGGTGATGTACCAACATTAATTACAAATGTATTTTGAGTTTTACTTGTTATTTGTAACCATTTTCCACTTGCTCTATCATAATTAGTACGAGGATATGTTTTCTGTGCAGTATTACCATCAAGAACACATGTATATGTCAATGCATTATCATCAATCTTGATGTAATCACCAACCTCAAATCCATGGTTTGTAATAGTAAATACTATGTCACCATTAAGTGCGTTATATGGTGCATCAGTTGCTGTATGTGATGTAGTTCCAACAGCAGTTATTGCTAGAGATGCTCCAGATGCAGGGTCAGTAGAACGAGGATATGGATGTGTTGTGCCATTACTATCCTGATCACATGTAAATGTGACAGCACCATCTTCTAATACAATATTTCTTCCTACTCCAATACCATGCTGTCCTACTTGTAAAACTAAATCTCCAGTATTAGGATTATATGTCGTGCCTGTTACAGCAGTCAATAATTTATTTGCAGGAGAAGTACCTATATTGACTGTGACAGTAGTGTCTGATACTGCTACAGTTGGAAGAGACCTTCCATTCCAATAATCTTTTCCAAATCTTGGGTATGTTTTCTGACTTTGGTTGCCATCCATTGTACATGTAAATGTCAATGAATCTTGATTAATTACTAACCCCTCATCTATATCAATTCCATGACCAGTGCCAATTGTGAGTTCTAATAATCCAGTTGCAGGATCATATGTAGCGTCAGTTGGTGTGAAGTTTTTGTTTGTACCAGGTGTCCCAACATCAACTGTGATTGTACCTGTAGTTGTTGACTCAACATTAACGTAATTACCATATGCTGGATGACCCGATTGTGGATAACTATGCTCAGTAGCATTCGCATCCATACCACAAGTCATTACTAATGAATCTGGAGTAATACGAACTGTATCTGATGTAGTAACACCGTGACCAGCACCTAGTGTTAATTCTAACCTACCATTTGCTGCATTATAACTAGCGTCTGTTGGAGTAAATACTGAACTTGCAGCAGATGCTTGTGGATCAATAAGAATATTCCAATCTTCAAACTTCGGAATATCCGAAGACATTGGTGTTGGATTGTAAATTAAGATTGTAGCATCTGTTATAGCACTTACAAATGAGTGTGGAGATGATGCACCAGCACCAGCATTTCCTACATTACAACTAATTGTTGTACTACCACCAGAAGATGTTACGTTTGTGATCTCATGACTCTTTCCATAAGTAGGATCAGTTTGTGAAGGACCTGCATGGTTTGCTGTTGTTCCGTTGTAGTTACAAGACCAATTTAAAGCATCTTCTTTAAACGCAACTCTATCTCCAGTAGTTGGAGTAATAATAGGATCAGGTATTGTTACAGTTAAAGCACCAGTCTGTGCATCGTATGTTGCAGTGTTTGGAGTTGTTTCTAGAATATTACCATCAGTCCAGTTACGCATACATTCTTGTGCGTAATACTTTGCTCTATTGACTGCAAATATTGTTGCTGGTCTTTGTGCTTCTGGAACTCCTGTTAATGCTGTTCCTGTAAAGTATAATTCTGCAGCATTTACTACACCTTCGTTACCACCAAATACTAAATCTTTTACTAAACCATCTAGAATTAATCTTATATCTCTACGACATTTTCTCTCATTAAGATCAGATAGATTTAATAGTGGATAGTTTGCTTCAGCATCTAACAATGCTTGGTCTGCAATTAGATGTTTGTTTCTAGAAATTAAGTATGCAGCATCAAGATATGTACCACTCTGATTTTTTGTAATAACATCAACCCAAAGGAAAGAAAGAGTATCAATTGCAGCTCTTACATCATTGCAAGCAAAACCAGTATTGTTAGCACTACCATCTGCATTTAATAAAGCTGTAGATGTAATTACAGTGTCATCAAAGTATCTTGGTACACTGGAATATTTTGGAACGTATATTGGATCATTGGTAGTACCAGTATCAGTCCTCCAATTTCTCATTGCTAAAATTGCTAATTGTCTAGCATATTCAATAGCACGAACATTGTATATAATTTCATCTTTGATATATGCAATATCATCACTAATAACATATTTGCTTGCTGCATCAATAATATTGAAGTTAGAACCAAATTCTAAATCTCTTACAAGAGCATTGATAAAGTGATTAACATCCTGACGACATTGCTCATCACCATCACTAATAGAAGATGTTGAGTCAGGAGAACTATATGAAGGATATAATTTTTGACCAGAATCACATTCTAATAATACATTCTCAAGTTTAATTGTTTGATCTTCTCCTAAGTTAGCAACAGGAGATGTTGTTGTTACAGTAGCAACACCAGTTACTATGTTATCATAAAGGAAACCAGATACGTTATATGCTGTACCACCAAATGTTACTGTACCACCAGACACATACGTATGTGTTGATGTTGTCTGTCCAAGATATATGTCAAAAGAACTTCCAGAAATATTATATACAGAATAGTAATTTCTAGCAAACTGATTATTAATTATTCCTACAACTTCATCCGCAATAAATTCCCTGTTATTACGAAGGAATACACAAGCATCTTGGAATCTTCTTTCTACAGGAGATGTTAATGGAAAAGTGTTTGGAGAGTTAAGTAATGATAATAGAACTACTTTTGAGTGGTTTTTTACTTGTGCAAATTGACCAGGATCGTAGTTAGATTGAGTAAGTGATGGTAATTTTTTAGGAATTACAAATCTTCTGCAACGACCATCAGCATCTTCTAAGACTTTATAAATTCTTTGCTTACCCATAAGAACGGATAAGTCTGGATTAGATGTTGATAAACCACTAATTTCAATTTCTTGACCATCTTTAAACTCATGTGTATTTGTTCTACCAACTAATGCGTTCGTGTAGAATATAATACCACCAAGATCTTCTGCGTTACCAAACTGTGGACTTTGGAAACCACCTGTTGCAATACTAGGATCACCCTGTAATGAGAAGTCAATTCTAGAAACAGGAAGAGTTGTAGTATAATCTTCGTCAACAGATACAACTTCACCCTCAGCTCTGATTGATTTAATTGTTGATGTGTCAAATGTTTCAACAACAGGTGTTGCAGCATTAATTGTATAGGTTCCACCAATGCCAGTACCACTCCACTCTGGAGCTGATAATAATGGGAAGAATTTAACATCCCAAATATTACTTGCTGATTGAGTAGAATCAATACTTTCTATCTCATAAAATCCAGTAAATGAATTACCAGTTGAAGGAGTAGCTACTAACTGTACAGTTGTACCGCCAGGAATTGTGCCTGTAGGATCTGATGTAAGTCTTAATGTGTTAACACCTTGCTGCTGCGTTACAGTCATTCCTGTATTTGAACCAGGACTAACAGATGTTATATACTCAAATCTTTCACCAGCAACAAATGAACCACTGATTAAGTCAACATCAACTGTACCATTGACATATGCACTTGCTCCCGTAGTTTCGGCAAATGTAACATTAGAAATTTTTGCTCTAGAACCAGTGTTAACACCTTTTACTTTTAATCCACTTATTAGACCTGATAGACCAGTGTTTTGTTGATAAACAACACGGAACTGTTGAGGTCCGAATATCTGATGTCCTACTTCAAACTGTGTTCCAAAATCACCGTTTGCTTCTTTATCAATTATGACTCTTTGCTTATCGTCAAAGACCATAGCAAAGTCCCAAGTAGCAACAGGGTCACCATTAGAATCAATTTGGTCACGGTATGTAACACCAATCACGTAGTTCTTATCACCGAACTTCATGATGTGTTTGTTAGGATTCTGAGGTCTGATAAGAACCAATCTTAAGTTATCACCAACAACTGAACAATCTGGAGGTAGAGATATTGGGTTGTCTTCTACATAATCACCACCAGATACAATAATAGTTTCTTTAACACCAGGTGTTTTCCATGCTTCCTGTGCTGCTTTCTTAATAGTTCTTACTGGGTTTACAGCAGATCTACCATCGTTAAGGTCAGAACCAATCTGTTGCGAAACATAAACACGACCACCAACATCATTCGTTGCTAGATTAAGTACGTATTCTGTAGTTGCAATCTTATCTGATCTGTCACCAAGTAGAGGTGTGATAGATCTTGGAAATTCTCCTGATTCGGGTGAGGTATTATATTGATATTCTGTAGGATCAACCACACGGAAACCAATATGTTTAAACTCTACTTCACCATTTAATACTGTTCCATCTGTATGCTCAGGTGCAGATGCTGCAGTCTGTCCAGTATTCAGTGCCTGATACATGTTGGCACCGAAGTACCTGTATTGATCTTTTCGTATAATAACATTAGGAGACCAAGGTGTTCCTGTGTTATTAGCATATGTTTTTAAATTAGGTGCTCTAAATGCTGCGTTAGGAGTAACAAAGTTGTCAATGTCAAGGTTTAGAATTCTCGCAGTGTCAGAAATGATAGAAGTTGAAGTTCTAATCGCACCGTTGATGTCAAGTTCAAAATCTACAGTATCAAGAACAGCAGTAGCAGTAGCACCAGCACCACCACCTTCTGTGATACTTATAGCAGGAGCAGTTGTATATCCACTACCTGGTTCATTAACAGCAATAGAAACAACTTTACCATTAAAGATAAAAGCAGAAGCAAGTGCTTGAATACCACCAGCAACATTAGGAGCACCAATTGTTACAGTTGGGTTTACAGTGTATCCAGAACCAGCAGTATCAATAGTAATATTGTTAACTCTCTGTCCAGTTCTATTAATACCAACACGAGGTAAGTTTGTTTGAGAATCTAACTGAGCACGCAGAATCTCCTTCTCTCCTGACCCCGTGCCAGAGCGAATAGTAACTTCATTATCACCGATAAGTTTGGGGTTGACTCCCCTTATTTTCTCTTTATCGGAATTAATATGAAAACTCATGGTGCTGCAGTATCCCTAGACATTTTTTCCTATGATATATTTAGCATCAAGACCAAGCAATGCTAACAACTTGGGTATAAGAAACCCATTTGATTGTAGATGTTGTACCAGCTCTAGTTGTTGTATAACTAAACCTGTTTGATGCTCCTACTGGTTCAACAGACCAAGTTTCTCCTGATGGAACATCGTCTTTAATAACTGTTTGAAAACTAGACTGTACAGTTGTGTTACCAACACTATCACAATATAATGATGTTTCAAACTTTGTAGAATACACAGTTCCTACATCATTGACTGCCATAATATGACCTGTAATAAAATTCATAGTGCTATTGGTAATAGGAATTTGTGTACCTACGCCATCTAAGTCAAGAGTGGATGTATTTAATCCACGCAAGATATAACTAACAGAACTACTATCTGTGTAATTACTATTTTTTACCTCTAAAGTATTAAGATCTTTTGCATTCCTTAGTTCATCTACAACTACAGTTTTACCTACAGCAAATCCACCCATGGAATCAAATTTTTCTATTGTTGTTGCCATTTTTATTTCTTATTGATGTTGGATACGATAGTTACTACAACATTATGTGCTGTTGTGACAGAAGAACCTATTGTAAAGTTCACTCTTGCAAATCCACTTGCTGTCTTTTCAAATACAGGAACAATTAATTGTTCTCCAGTCCTGACATTTCCATATTCTGTATGAAATATATCAGTTCCATTATCTATAACACCAAACTCAAAGAATTCTTTATTATTGTTAGTTGTGTTTTCAGCAACCATAACAACCTTTGCTCCATTTTGAGTAGCAAGTTCATAGATGTTTGACCCTCCATTATTTACTGTTCCTTTTACCAATGCTACTTTCTCAGATAAAATTTTAACATCAGCAAGTTCAAACTCTTTCAAGTCACCATCAAATATTTTAACTCCATCATATACACCAGTTCCAAAACCTACGTTTAAGAACACATCACCTTGATTGTCAAGTCTTAGAACAGGATCAACATTTAATCCAGCTGAAAGACCTAGATCAAAGTATTGCTTACTGGTATGTAAGAATGTTGTATCAGTAGCAGTATTATCAAGAGTTGTTTCAGCACTATTGAATGTCATCAATTGTGCAGTAATTTCAAACTCTTGTGATGTGATAGATCTAATAGTATCTACAGCAAAGAAATCTAACGCAGTTGTTGTTAACTGCATTGTATTGTTTCCATCGTTATAGAAATACAATATATTTTCGTTAGATCCAGCAGATAATTCTGGAATGATATAAGTATTCTGATCTACGTCTTTAACACCACCAAGAGAACCCCAGTTAGTTCCGTCATAACCTTCGTAAGTTAAAGTTGTAGTATTATATCTGATAGATCCTTGAGCAGCAGATCCTCTCTGTGCTGTAGTTCCAGAAGGAACAACTAAACTTGTGTCTATATCACATACAATTTTCTTACCAGCATTAGGTCTAATGTCAATATCATTGATAAGTGATGTAATCTCATTGTTCTGAAATCTTAGATCACCACTGATTGTTAATGGTACATCACCAAGAGGTCCTATTTGTATATCAGAACATTCTTCAAATGTTAATAATCCAACAGCACTGGTATTATACTGTAGTGTTGCAGATCCGTTTGTAAATGGAGTACCAGATATATCAGTTGGTTCACTACCTGACGTTGCTGTCGTTCCAGAGACTGTAACTTCAAATACGTTGTTTCTATACTTAACGTAAGTTCCTGCTGTTACAGGAGTGTTTGCTGCCCATTCAGTGTAAGTTGGTGCTGCTGTATTAAGAGAACGCACCTTCTTCATTTGAATAAATTCTAAATGATTTGGTGTAACTCTGATTGTATTGTCACCATCATTATAGAACCATAATTTATTATCGTTTGCACCAACAGTTTCTTCAGCAGAAATGAATGTGTTACCATCTAAGTCTCTAACACCACCTAGTGATGACCATGAAGTTGTTGAAGCACTATATCCTTCATACTGTCCACTGTCTGTGTTAAATCTAATTGCACCATTTTCCACTACAGCAGCAGATGGTCTAGCATTACTATCACCAGCTGGAATAATGATAGCAGATGTTGCATTTATTTTTGCAACCCTTGTTGCTGCTGGAGTAATAAGAATATCAAAACCAGAAAGAGATTTAATGTCATTATCTTCAATCTCAATCTGATCATTACTGTTAAATTTGTCTAAAGTTTTAACAAATCCACTTGTTGTTAATGCTCCTGTATTTCCTACAACATCTAATACATTTGTTTGTGGTGTAGATCCTATAAAGAAATTACCATTGTTTACAATATTGACTGCAGTGCTAGTTAAATTTGCTGTAGAATTTATTTGTTCTAAAGTAGCAATTCCACCAGTAATGCTTGGTGCAGTTAATACTCCTGTAACTTCACCACTAGAAACACTAAAGTCTGTTCCAGAAAAAGTTACAGCAGATAAAATTCCTGTATCAATATCAGCAATGATTATATCTGTGGATGCAATTGATTGAACTGTAATACTAAATCCAGTACCAAATACTTTTGGGTTATTAGCGTCTATTGTTATAGATGAAGATCCACCTAATCCTGCTTGTTCTTTAGAGTAATAATAAAGAGTTGGTGTAGTAGATCCTACTTTTATTTCTAAAGCAGATGCTTCCCTAGTAACACCAGTTGTATATTCTGCACCTTGAAATGTTAGAGTTATGGTACCATCACTTAGCGGAAATTCATCTATAGTAACAGTGTTAGCACCTGAGTCTACACTTACAACTCTTGTAATTGCATTAAGATTACCAACACCAGTTCCTAACACTTCCATTCCAGCTACGATGCCAGTAGTAGATGCTACACTAAGGACTTTACTTGTAGTAAGAACTGAAGACACTACATTCTGTACTAATGAAGGTGCATATTGTCCACCTTCAAATGCACTCAAAGCAAAAGTATCTGATGCTAATGATCCATCATTTAGATCAAATCTATATGTACTACCAACATAAAGAGTTAAACTAGGAGTGAAAACGTCATCTATTAAAAATATATCAGCATCAACAGATGTATTAATTGTATAACTTCCTGCACCACCAGACCTATTGATTGTATTGGAGGCAGCAAATCCAGTTTGTACATCATTTATTTCAATAATAACATTTGTTGTATTGCCACCACTTTCATTTATTTGAAGAATAGTATAGTCATCAAAATCTGTAAGACTATCAACTTGAATAGTAATATCATCTGCAGGAGAAGTTCCACCTACATCAGTACCAACAATAGTTAAACTATCATTAACCTCATAATTAAAACCACCATCTGACACTTGAACTGCAGAAACACCCTGTGCATCTCTAGTTACACTGAATGTTGCTCCACTACCATTTCCACCAGTAGATGATACTACACCATAATCTGCATTTGCTTGTCCTACAATTGTTGATCCTGTAGGAATAAAAGTAACTATAGTTCCATCTGGAAGATTTAATGTTTGTGATGTTGTAAAGGTTCCAGCAGCAACAGTTCCAGTAAATGTAAGAGTTTGAATCTTTTTATATGTTACAACTTTAGTTTCTGCAGCAACTAAGTTTGTAGAATCAACTGTAAGAACGTCGTTTTCTGAATATCCATTTCCAGCATTAGTTCCAGAAATAACTGCTGAATCAATAGATCCTAATCTAGAAATTGTATATTGGAATGTTTGTGTACCAATACCAAATACTGGAGTAAATTGCAATACTGCTTGACCTGGTTCTGTTGCTTGTCCAGATAGAGTTATGATATTGTTATTAGCATCAACTGAACTGATTGTTGTATTTGAACTTAGAATTGCATCACCAGATGTAACTACAATTACATCTCCAGCTGAGAGTCCTAGTGTAGTTGATAATTGAACATTTAAAGGATCAACAGATGTAAATGTTATAGTAGCAGCACCAGCAGTAACAGGAGATTGAGATACTGTGATTACGTTTCCATTTATTGCTGTTATAGTAATGCCTTGACCAAGATCACCAGTGCTTCCTGCCTCAGCAAAGCAAGACATACCAACTTCTAATCTAGTACCATCAGGAACTGTAAATGTATTTCCTGTACCAATAGTTGTTGGAACACCATTCAAAGTACCTGGTATGTAACAACTAACATTACTGGTTTGACCAGGTAATGATAATACATCACCTACCTGATGACCAGTTCCATAAGTAGCAAACTCAAACTCAGAAATTAAACCTGGCGTTACTCCAATAGTATATTGAAATCCTGATCCTCCTCCATTTCCTAAATTTGCATCTGCTGCAGATAATATATCTCCACCTTCATAGTTTTGTCCTTGTGCAGTGATAGTGACATTAGTCACAGCACCTGTAAATACTGGAGTTCCAACTAGACCTACAAAACCAGAACCAGTTCCACCAAGATCTATAGCTACAGATTGAAATGTATCTCCTTGTTTGTATCCAGTACCAGAAGTAGTAACTGAAACATCTGTTACCGCACCACCAGAAACAGTAACATCACCAAAAGCATCTCTACCAAATACACCTTGTGATCCAGTTGTGTGGTTAATAGTTCCACCCATTCCTGAGTGGTTAGAACAAGCATATCCAACACTACCTACACCAGAGTTACCAGCACTAGGAAATATAATTAAATCTGTAAATGCTCCTGCAGTTCCTTCTACACCTACTGGAACTTGTTTATAACTTGATGTATCTAAGTTGTTTAATTCATCACCAGCACCATGAAAATATATTGGGTGTGTATTGTTACTAGAATCTGATAAATCAAAACGATACGTATTACCAGCAATTAAATTTAAAGTTGGTGTTGTAACACCATCAATCACATATTGATATGTGCCAGGACCTCCAATTACTGTTACTGTATAGGTTGTTGTTGGAGTATTATAAAATGCTATAGATGAATATGTGCCATCTACATATCCAGAACCACCTGATTGTACAGTTGTTGGAAGAGTTGTAGTACCAGTAATTGTAATCTCTGCTTCTGCACCGCTACCATTACCTCCTGTGAGAGGAACATTACTATAAACATCAGGTGCATATGCAGAACCAGCATTTGTTATTGAACCTTCTAGTGAAGGAATTTCAAAGTTTGCAGTTGCTCCTGTTCCAGATCCACTACTAGTTAATGCTATTCCACTAAAGTTAGTACCAGGTGTATAGTTTTTACCTTGTTGGGTAATTGATCCAGAATAGTCAACAACTATAATATCAAGTAAAGCATTATCACCAGTTCCACCTAATACAGGAACTTCTGTATAACTACCAGCATCATAATTCTGACCAACGTCTTGTATGAAAAGACCAGTATCTTCTAATTTTTTCTGCTGAATAATAAGATCTTTATAATATTTTACGTCTGTTGCAGATATATCAATTAATTTCTTTTCTAATGCAACAAAACCAAGTGTTGTTGTATCTGCTTTGTATATACCTAACTTATTATCAGAAGTAAAAGCTAGTGATGGAGATTGTCTAGTTCCATCACCTAGTCTCAAATTACCAGTAGACAAATCAGTACCACCAGCCGTGACATTAAATATGGACTGACCTATCTCATTTATTTTTACCCTTTGAGTCTCAAAGGTATCCGTCTTAGCGACATTAACTGCTGGCATTTTTGATTAACTCTCTTAGTAAGGACTTAAGTTCAGATACTTCATTCTTCAACATATTTATGTCATCTAATGCGGAACCTAGATGTTTTGACTTTCTTCTTGCCTCTATAGCAGAATCATCCAAATTCAAGATGGCACCTGTGTTTTGGTCTCTTACAAGACCATCATGTCCTTCAACCTTCAGATAATCCATATGCGGAAATTAGAATGAGGCTACTGCTCTTATGTCTTGAATCTTAGGTACAAACGATGGATCAACACCACGCATGATAACTTTAACTGCAAATGATGAAAATTCTGGTAGATCAGCAACACTATATTTTAAGTCTTGATATGATGATTGTTTTTCTACAATACTAGATATTGAATTTTCACTTGTTGCAATCTCAAATGAATCAGGTGTTCCATCTTCATTAAAATACTCCCAATCAATATCCTCAAAGTTCTCTTGACTAGATGCTTTTTTGAATCTATAAAGAACTTGTAGATTACTTATATCTTTAACATTTACTAAGAGATGTACATCAATAGCAGATGCAGGACTTTGTATTGAAACTTCTTTAGTTACATACTTAGCAATAGAAGAACTGTTTTTAGATGTATCTTCAGAAACAAAGTTAATACCGCTTTCATATGTTACAGAACCAACTTCCAAATATGATGCTTCTTCATCTGTTTGAGTAGGATATTTAACAAAATCACCCACACGGAATATATCAGCAATTTGATCTGTTGTCACAGAGTTCCTATTGTATAATACATTATCAATTATTCTACCAGTAAAATCATCATTTATTGGTTGAACATCAACCTTTAATGTCAACTGTTGAGTTTGACTATTCCATATGGTAGTTTTACCAGTGATAATATTATCATATGTCTCTAATATAATAGATGGATTTCTTGCAACAATAGTTGATGCTTGATCTATACTAAAGAATATTTGTGATGGATTAGAATCAACAGTTACACCTGTTAAAGTAGATTGATTTCCAAGAGTCACAGTCTCTCCTTTTTGGAAGAATTGACTTGTCTTTACTCTTACATAAACTACATTTCCATTTACTCTTGCAATAGTTCCAGTTGTTTTAGTTGTAGATCCAACTATTGATTGATCTGCTTGTATCTGAGTACCACCATTACCAGCAAGTTGGAGTGTATAAACTGGATAGAATTTTATAATCTGATCCTTTCTACCATATCTACCTTCCTGACCTGTAGCATTTTCTATTCTATTAGAAGATGTTTTAACAGTAGCACTTGACAAGTCTATTATTGGACTCAAATAAGACTTAGTAGACGACAGTGACATTTTATATGCCAAAGATTCTGTCAAACTATTTAAAGTTTCATTTATTCTAGATGCGACAAATTTTTGATTAGTAAAGTAGTGTGGTTCATTTAAGAATGTTTTCTCATAATCTGATTGTGAATAAGAGTTATAATTTGTTGTTGTTGAATCAACAGGAACAACATCTGTTGTTTTGACTGATGTATCTAATTTGGTTCCAGTAAATGTTAAGTAATGAATTTGTGGATATAGTGTTTCAAATTTTCTATTGTAAGAAGCATAAACAACATCTCCACCACCGATAGCATTACCAGCAGCTTGAGAGCTAGAAATAATATTATATGAATCAATACCAGAATTACTTACTTGGAATAGTCTGTTATTTAAAATTGACTGTGTAATACCACCAGTTTCTAGTGCATTCTTATAGAACACATATGATTTACCACTATCTTCAAATCCATGATCTCTATGATTTACTTTTAATATAGAGTTATTATTTTTAAATAATTTAGAAGTAGAATTTGTATTTGCACTTGCATTAGTTTCAAATGGATGTCCATCTAATAACTCATATCCTGTACTACCATTTTTAAGTAGTAATTCTGCTGGTCTAGCAATATCAAACTCTGCACGATATAAAGTAAATTTAAGATCTTCAAATATATCTTCAGTCCAACTTTCAGTATTTTGTGATCGGTAAACCGAACCTAAAGAAGGTTGAGTTGTGATGACCGTACTTGTTGATATATCGGTCTCTCCTAATTTAGATGACCATAATTTATAATCAATAGAATCAGTTTCTACTACAAGAGCATATTCAGTATCATTTTGTAAATAAACTGGATAATCAAACATAAAGTTTGTTGGTATAGTAGAGTTTGTCACACCCTCTGTATCAACCGCCACACCCATTCTAACTGCTGGTGTATCTATTTCTATAAAGGTTTGTATTTCACATCCTCCAGCACCATTTCCAACGCCTTTCACGACAACTGATGGTGCTTCTGTATATCCAAATCCAGATAGTGATACCTCAGCATTATAAATCTGACCACCAGAAACTTCTATACTTGCTGTAGCAGTAGATCCACCTGGTAATTGTGGACTCTCTATTGTTAGAATTGCACTATCATAATTAAGACCAGGATTTGTAATTCTCAAATCAGAAAGTTTACCACTATCTTTTGCAATTGTTAAAATAAAATCTGTGCCATTAGTTGCGTTTGCAAGAGTTACAGATGGAATTGTCAATCCTTCATTAGGTGTAAAAGATCTACCATTATGATTACTGATAACAACCGTATATACTTGCTCATTAGTAAGACTATATCTACCAGTTGCTGAAGCAACTAATTCTACATTGTTCTTATCAAATACTTGAAGTATAGGACCAGATGCAGCAGAAGAATTACCAGTTACAGTCTCACCTTTGAGTATTGACATATTACCACTAGCAAAACATCTTATGAATGTATTAGGTGATAATGTTTTTTCACTACCAGGTACGATACTCTTACCTGGTTTTTCAGCATTTACATTTGTAATGTAAGTTTTAATTGGTATATTTGTACTCTTTTTACTAAAGAACAAATCTAATCCTGTTACAAATACACCACCATCAAAGTTTTCAACCTTGAATGTTTGTGCAAGAGGATTAGGTCTTACAGGATTATCAGTATTACTCTCTATTAACTGTACACCTTCATTTGATTTAAATATTGCTGGTTTAGTAGAGATGATACTATCTGGATTCTGTGGAAGAATACCTGTTGCATAATACTTGACTTCTGTGTAAGAATCTACTTCTTCTTTTGCTTGATTAGTAGAACTGGATGTAAATCTAAATGTTAGAGTTCCTGTAGTCAGTGTTATTTGCTCAGAATCTGTGTCATAAGATAAACTATCAATATCTCCTCCCCAAACAGCATTTTCAGCTGGTGGATATCCAGATGGAAGAACTATTAGACCACTAGCATTACCATATTCATCAGTTGTTACAGTACCGTTAAATGCTGATAATGAGTTTCCTGCGATACCTGTATATCTAAGATCAGGATTAACCCAACGACTAATATCTCTACCTTCCAAGAATACATAAATTTTTGTATTTGGTTTCATTCTACCAACATTAAATTTGATAGGAACACTCCTAGCAAATAGTGATAATGATGTTGACACTAAATTACCATTAACAGTTTTAGTTTGTACACCTTTTCCAACTTCATTATTCTGTGGACTGATGTTGGATGTACTACCAACAGATGCAGTTTGTACAGATGTATTAGCAATCTGTGAGTTTACACCACCTAAAGAATTGATACTTGTAAATGATGATGAAGCACCCACCCAGTTTACAATAAATGAGTTATGAATACTAGAGAAACTTTCTTTTACATTTTCCTTTGCTAAAAATATATTGAATAGATCTGTATTTGTATCTACAACAACTGGTTCTATACTTGAATCATACCACTGATCTATTGACGGAGATACATGACTATCACCAACATATTGTAATACAACAAATGGATTTGGATTTAATGTAGAAGAAGCAAAGTCATTTCCCAATAAAGATAATGATTGATATGGCAATGTGATCATATGTCCTGATTTCTTATATCCAGAAACTGCTCTCTGATCATTTCTAGTGTTAACTTCTACAAGATGAATAGAATCTTCCTTAGATTGTGGACGTAATACTGATTGTTGTGGATCTACAGCACACTTATAATCAAGAGATCTAAGATTACCAACCTTATGTGCCTCAAAATTATCAACAAAGAAACCAGACTTAAATCTATCAAGACCTATCTCATCCTTAACTTGCATATTAAGTGCTTGCTGTTCTAGTATACTAAGTGTGGTGTAGTATTCTAATCTTTCAATACGTTTTTCTAACTTACCAATGTCACGCATTGTATAACGACGATTATCTACAGGAGTAAGTCTTACATCTTTACTTGTCTTTGTAAATGCAGGAACGTATGCATAGAATAATGGAACTGCATCTTCTATTGGATCTGGTTTAGTTGGGTTAAGAGATGAGTTACCTTCTTTAACTATAAACTTACCTTTCTTATCTAAAAATATTCCATCAATACGATCTAGATATTGTTTCTGACTGAATGAGAATGTGTATTCTAAGTTTGTATCAGGAGCAGGAGTACTAGAAACTACAGCACCAGCACCAGCAAAAGGACTATCTGTAACTTCTAATAATGATTTGTTCAAGAAACCTGGTATAATAGCAGTGCTATCTACTTTTGGTCTAAAATCAATTACATTTTTAAGTTCTACTATTCCTAATACAGAAGAATTAAAGTCTGGAATTTCATCTTCTGGAACTCCAGCATCATGTAAGTAACTGTCTATAGTAACAAAGTCACCTTGTGAATGTTCAAAGTAATCAAATGCAATAACAAGTTGACCTGTAGTTTCTTCAAAACCTGGTTTCAAAACTATTCTAGAAACATCATATATTGTATCTCTTTGTCCATTATCAAATGTATATCTAGATGTTACATCAGTACCAGAAATTAGATTACCAGCAGTATCAATCTCAGGAGGTTGTGATGATGTTCCTTCGTATACATATCTTAATTTGTAAGCATCTGAATATGATAGTATTTCTACTGCCTCACTATCGTAATCAGTTCCTCTTAATGGAACTATGCGATCACCAGCAGATGTGACTGTAATTCTCTTGTTCTTGATTGCAGTCTTAAGTCTTGGTTTTGCATTAGATACCTCTAGTGTTGCTGTCAACTTAAGTTTAGGAAAAGCACCATTAGTTGCAATAGTTCCAAAATAATTTAATGGTAATTGTAAACTAATACTACCAGATGTTAAACCACTAGCAGTATCGGTAGCTGAAGTAATTTCTACATCATCAGACTCAACATAAATTATATCACCTTTTGTAATATCAGGTGCATCACCAGGATCTAGTATTGTGATTATAAAGTTCTCTTCACGATATGCAGCAAATCTTTGAGTACCAAACGGTAATTGTGCAGCAAATGTAATTGTACCACCAGAACTAGATGCTGTAGTTACAAAATCTCTACGGAAGTAATACTTAATCTTAGTATCATCTCCACCAGCAGATATTTGAGATACTTGCTTACTACCAGTTGTGTATAGTAGTGTGCCACTTGTAGAATTGTCCACCTTTGGACGTAATCTTACAATACTAGCATTAGTAACTGCACCTGGTAAAGCTGTATCTAAGTAGATTCTAGATTTATATGATCCTTGTTGTTCTGTTGCATACTGTACAACTGCTCTAACAAGATTATTACTATCATCAGAAAATTGTACTAAGTCTCCTTGTTGTACAACAGTAGAAGCATTTGCACTGAAACTTGTAGATTCAATAAAGTTAGATCCTTTTGCACCAAAGAATGTATAGTCAGTTACAGTTTTAATTTCAGAATACTTTTGACTATCTACAACAACGTCTGCTGTAAATACATTCTCATTTCCAGCACCATATGAACAACCAATAGATTTAACATTTTGTGGTGTGTATGTAGTGACTGTATTTCTGAATAAACAAGGTACAACAGATGCAGCTGCATTAGGTGCACCAGCACTTGCTGGATTTTGAACTGTTATAGCAGGAGGTTGAGCATACTCAATACTTACAGCAGATCTATTTGTTATTGCTGCCTTATAAATTTTTCCATCATTTGTTCTAGATAATGAAATTTTAGAACTATCATACTCCAGTCCATTAATTAATAAAGTAGCACCATCTGCATATCCCAATCCCCTATTTTGAACAACAAAATGGGATATCGTATTGTCTTGTGCAATTCTTACAGTGTTTCCTCCCTCATCTTGTATTGTCTCACCTGACAAAAACTTACCTGATAATGTCTTTACAAATAATATTTTACCAGTAGAATAATTACCAGTTGATGAACCCTCTACAACACCATACGCTTTACTATTGATACCAAATACATAACTACCTTCATCAAATGCATTTGTTCCTGTAGGAGTATTCTGTAAAATAATTTTAGTAAAGAACTGAGGATCAAAATAAGAATATCCAAAAGTTGAATTGTAAGTAGTTGTTCCTGCTGCTAAACGTCCCTTTGATAATACTACGTCAGAATCTGGATTAAATCCACTACCTCGTTCTTTTACTGTAAAATTACTAGGTTTTGATTTACCAATTACAGGTGTGATAGTATCAGAGTAATCAACAATAAATCCAAACTCATCACCAGAGTTTGCTTGTGCAGCACTCTGTGTTAAAAAAATCTTTCTTTTAAATTCATCGTCTGATAAATCATACTCTAGTAACAATAGTTCCAATTCATCTTTAGCACCAAATATTGTAACTTCTAGATACTGAACAGACTCTGATGAATTAACAAGTGGTTTGTTAGTAGTGGCAAAAGATAATGTTTTGAAAGAACCAATTGCTGTAGGTGAACCGCCATCAGATCTAGTTTTAATATAATATAAAGTTCCAAATTGTGTTTGGAATGTAGTATCTGTAACTGCACCAATTAATGTTGTAGCACTTGAAACTTGAATAGTGATAGTTTTAACACCATCATCAGATGAGAATGTCTTTCCTCTTCTATCTATAGTTTGTCTGTGATCTGTACTTAACTCTGTGTTATTTAATCCAATAGAACCATCATTAAATGTGTTGTACAAAAATACGTCTGGATATGCAGTGAGATCAGATCCTTCTTTGTTTAAAGGAACACTACCGTATACATTAGTAATATTATATGTTGGCAGACCTCTTGATTTTAAAGTTACATTGTCAGTAGAAAGACTTTCTCTTGCTTTATTAATCTCAAGATACTTAGTCTCTTTATTGACAATCTCATAACCTTTAATATATGCCTTGCCAGGTCCAATACTAGCAATCATCTTTCTAGATGCATCACCAGCAGTATATCCGTTATATAATCCAAATTCATCAGCACCAAAAATACCTCTGTTACCATCTTTTTGTGCTAACTCTCTTACATCAATATCAAAGTTTTCTACAACATAATCACCAGACTCGTCAAATGTTCTACGAGCAAGAGTTTGTTCTAATACACTAAAATCTGTAGTAGATACTTTACTCTGTACAAGTCCTCTAGATACAGTAAGGAGTTGTATGAAATTTTTATCAGTAATCGCACCAAGTGCAAATTCTTTTAATGAAAGAGATATCTTTAATCTATTTGCACCAGGTGCAGTATAGTTTGCAGAACCTATTGAATTATCATATAGAGATGCATCTTCTTCTGGAGTTACAATTTCTTCTTTAATTACAAAACCTACTTTTGCAGATGGTTTGTTGTAATACTCATCAATAACTAAAAGTTCTTCTTCATTCCTCACAAAATATCCATTAACAAAATATATACCCTCTTCTACTTTAACAGCAGAACCAAATCCCATTGCAGGACTTTCTAAAGATGTTACTTCTCCAGTATCAGGATTAGTAACAGAAATACTAGTGGGAAGTACACTTCCATCAGTACCAACAACGAGTAAAGGAGTATTCACACCATCAATAACTTCTAGAGTCTCACCTTGTCTAAAAGTAGTCTCAGTATTAGACGAACCACTATTAATGTAATTAACAAATAATGTATCTGCAGATGTTTCTGTTGATAACTTAGTTGCAAGAATAGAACCCTTAACACCAGAAGTTAATCCCTGTAGTTGTTGCCCAATCAACTGAGAGATATCATATTTTTTGTAAACAATATCATTTCCTTCTGATACTGCAACCTCAGATACTGAGGATAATTTTACATAATCTAATTTTGTATTTAATCCTACTTCACCAGGTATTACCAACTCTCCCTGTTTGAAAGCATATTTACCAAAACTTTCAACCTGATTCTGAAGAATAGATTGTACTTGTGTTAATTCTCTGCCTTGTATAGAAAATCCTGGACGAAATAGAATTTTATAAAAATTCTTATTCGCATCAAAATCTTCGTAGTATGGGCTTACATTAAGATTCGTCTTTTGAGGCATTGTACTCCGCCAATATATCTAGTTCTCGTCATATTATTTAGCGAAGTTTTCCAATATTAGAATTCAATTACTAACTTGATATCTTCTATCTGATCAGGTGCACGAGTAATTAGTCTTCTGTTTTCAACATAGATAACATCACCTGAGTTATTTTCAACTTCTGGAGCAGCAAGACCACTAGAGAATGTAACTCCTAATAATGCACTACCATAACTTGTTGAAACATTACCAGATGCAGTTGACTCTTCACCAGTAATTGCATTAGAACCATTTGATTCAAATGCTCTAACAACACCTTGGTCAGTATGTTGGTCATTTGTTTGGATATACTTAAGAACACCAGCAGTTGTAGAACCACTATCTAATGTCCATGATACAACTGTACCATATGCAGTACCACCAGTTACAGTCTGTTGTATTTTTTCATCAACAGTGTAATCAGCACTAGCACCAGTAATCTTAATTGCTTTCAATCCAGATAAAGTGTCAGCAGTTGAGAATGTTGTTGTTCCCCAGTTAAATGGATCAGCAATGATACCAATACGACGGAAATCGTTATCTACAGGGAAGTCTCCAGATCCTTCTGAATATGTAAGACGGATATTTGTCATAACACGCTTACCATTAAGTTCTGTTTCATGATCAGAACCATGTCCACCCTCTGGTGGAAGAATTAGTTTAATAGATCCAACAGCAGATGCACCAGTTGTTACAGCAGATGATAGTCCTGCATTAGAAAATAGATTACCATTAGCAAACAATACGTTAGCATATGTGTAACCTGATCCACGAGCTTGAATCTCAGCAGATGTGATAGTACCAGAACCGTTTGTAACAAATTTTACAATACCGTTTGATCCGTCACCTTTAATACTTGTGTATAGAGTTTGTGATGCAGGAAGTCCACTTCCAGCGTCTTCAATAAGAGCAACATCAACTGCTCCATCAGTTGCCAATCCAGTAACAGTTGTTCTAGAAGCGTTAGCAGGAAGAACGATTGGCATGAAATCTGATGATAAGAACTTAAGAACATCATCAGTAGGAATAGTGTACATATACTTCCAGATGTATCCTGCACCAGTTGTCTCTGTGTAAATACCAGTTGCAGAATCATAGTTACCACCAGCTACGGTTGGTTCCTCTGTTGCGTTCTGTCCAGTTGTGTTAGATGGATTCTCTCCATTATAAAGACACTTGAATACTTCGTATGCAGAGTTCATTACATAGAACTTAGCATCTGCAATAGATGTAGCACCAGTTGCTGTCTGTCTACCTATTTGACCACCGCCACCAGGTGTAGCAGAGTAACCAGGTTTCCACATATCATACTTAGGGTTAGCAACTAGATCCCAGTTGTAACGACGGATAACTGTTCTTGCAAAAGAACTAGTAATACGCTTAGCTGCAATAAGCTCGTCATATAAAGCAACTTTCTCATCTTGGTTATCAAGTGGTAGAGGTGGAACATCCTCTGTAGCATAACGATAAATTCCAGATTTAGCTGTGGCACCTGTGTCAGAACCTCCAGAACCTCCAGTTCTACCTTTAAGAGAAGAACCTAGAGCAGGAGCAGAGTTAACACCAGCACTTCCAAAGACGTCGGTTAATAAAAGGGCACTGTCATAAACTTTAGAAATAGTGGCACGGAAACTCGTAGATCCATATGTCCCTACATAGACCTCATCCCCTACACTAAATGCAGTTGCATTTTTTGCGTAAATTTCTAAATATGCTTTCCACGGTTGTGGTCTTCCCACGAAGAAGTACATCCTAGATCTATCTGCACTGGTGTCCGTTGCACCCTCAGAAAGTGATTCTAGAAATTGTTTAGCATTGAAAATCCTAAACTTATCAGATATAATAGCAGCCATTGTTTCCTGTTCCGACGTAAATTAAAAGTGTGCCTGAGTTATTTATACGATTATTTATACGATTGTTGTAGGTATTATCTCAGATCCAGACGCAATCTGATTACTACCACTATGTACTGTGCAACCAGTAAAGGTATTAGCAGTTTTACCAGTGTACTTAATCACACCAGAATAAGATGCAACGGGATAGTCAAAATTATCAAATGATGTGGTATATGCATCAGGTTGTTGCCTTACAGTAGGAGGTGTGAAATTAGATGTATATCTAGCAATGTTGCTTGTGTGAATTTCATCTATGTAACCATTAAAGGTATCTAAACCAGTAGATATGTTATTATCACCAATATTTAACATAGCATTTGCACCTGTTCCCCATGCATTGCCAGCAGCAGCTGCACCAGATACACTGTAATCTTGAGTATTAGGTTTAGATGCTTTCTGTACACCATCAACAAAAACTTTAATAGTTCCACTTGAACGAACAATTGCAAAATGAGTCCAGTTTATACTCAAGTTTCCGCAGTTGGTATATGAATCATCTGCACCATTCCAGAATACTATACTAGTTAAATTAAAACTCCATACACTATTCAAATAAATTGAGAAACCAAAAGTAGGTAAGAACCAATTTCCAAAACCAGATGAAACTTTCCAAGATGCACCTTGTAACAAATTAGAGCTATAGTTTAATAATCCTGCACTAGAGTTTCCCTGATTAACCACCTCTTTCTTAGCCCAGAAGTCAATTGTAAAATCTCCTGTTCCAAACTCAGTGCCGATAGCAGCAGAAAGTTTACTACCATTATTTCCAGTACCTGCATTCTCATCAAGGAATACAGATCTAGCTCCAAACTTTTTCTCAGCAGTAGTTTCTAGATCTTGAATACCATCAACATATGTGTATTGATTCCATGTATAACCTTGAGTATCTATTACTCCATTTGTATTATGGAAAATATATCCTGAGTCAGGGAATCCTGTAGTAGTTGCAACTTGAATTGTAGATGGCATTGGAGTTGCACTAGTCTGACTAATTTGTGCGGGATTTTGTATTGATGGAGGTGCTAAGTTAAACTTAGTTCCAGAAAGAAGATAACTAGAATCTCCTCTTCGTGAGAAATCACCTATTGTAAGATCAGCAAAGTATCTACCTACATCACCAATAGAAATTCCAGAAACATCAGAAAATCCATCTTCAAACATACCATCAAAATGACTTATATTATGACCTACGTTTGTAGCAACATAATTTCCTTGATACTGTATGTCTCTTCCAAATACAGAGTTAACAATTAATACTTCTGTAGACAATCTTCTTGCCACATGATATCCACCATTAATTTCAATCAAATCTACAGATCCATCATGTCCACCTGTAGTATTACCAGATCTAGTTGGAATTGGGTCAACTAAGAATACTGTTTCTTGATATTGATCAATAGCACCAGTTGGAGGCGGTATGAGTGTGACTTGAGTTTCTCTCTGTGCTATAGAGAAATCACCAGAAACAATTTGTCTTTGTGCAACTCTTTCTAATGCAGAAATCCCTGCAGAAGCACTAACCATGCTTACATCACTCTCAGACTGAATCTGTAGTAATCCAGCAGCTATAACTGTTACATCTTCAATTTGTCTGAGGTATGTTCCAGCAACCCAATCTTTTTCTGTTGTTCCTTGATATCCTCTAATAATTTGGTAGAATCTATCATTAAGTTTCTTTTCATAATATACAATCTCATCACCAATCATCAATTTACCCATAGGAGCAAACTTAGAAGTGTCAGCAATATAAGCAATAACATCACCAATAAAGAAGTCAAGATCCAATAATGCAGCATTCTCAAAGAAGTTAATATTTGATATTGCATTGTTAGGAATATCAATTTGTGTAGTTGCTGTGATTACCTTAGAAACAGTAGAAATAGAATTGAGAGATACAATATCTTGAACCTCTGCAGATACAACAGTAGCATTATGCTGATGAGTATCAAATACTTGAACCTCACTCGCAATAGTAGGTCTATTTGTAAATATTTCTAGAAAATCTCTTTCTGGATCTAATGATCCACCAATAGAGAATACCTCTATCTCATCAGGAGTTAAATCTCTCTCTAAAGTAATTTCAGCAAGATCAAAACTTTCTCCCATGTTTAGAGATGCATAATTAGATTCTACAGAAGTTACTCCAGCATCACTAATTTCATTAATGACTGATGTAGCAGTCATTCCACCAGTTGTAATATTTGTCTGGAATCCGATATTGATTAAGGATACACCAATATCTCTTTCAGTAAGAATATCAAATCTTCTTGTTGTAACTACCTTTGGTGCAACTGTATATCCAGATCCACCATCAATCAAATCAACACTTATTACTTGACCTTTGCTGACTAGTACATTTGCTCTAGCACCACCACCTGTACTATCATTAGGTATAAATTTTAATACTGGAGGTGTAAAATATTGATATGCAGTTGGTTGTGTAACAGGATCATAATTTCTTTGGTTCCATGTTAGTTTTGTAACTGAACCATTCTCAACAGTAGCAACTACTGATAGACCTTCTCCTCTCGTGATTCCAGTATAAGTCTCAATTGAGACTGCACCAAATATATCATCTGATAACTGTTCTGATGGTCTACCATCTTTACTGGTTGCTGTTTGTGGTAATTCTTTTACTTTTCTAAATCCTTCTTCACCTTCTACTCTAATCTTATCGTCTTTAGAAAGATAAACAAATGGTGGTTTGTATGTCCTACCAATGCTAGTTCCTGCCCAGATAGCATTATCGTCTTTTAGAAGTTTTCTTCCATCAGTATCTACATTATAGTTCAATATCTCATTTGATATATCTGCATCTGGAATTGTGAATGTTCTATCATAATAACCTTTAGGAGCAAATACTAAATCTAATCCAGATTCTACAGATCCATTTTGACCTCTAATTTCAAATGTTACTGTGTTACCACTTGATGATGCATTACTCAATGCTCCAATAACATTGTAAGTTCCATTTGCTCTGACTTGCCATAAATGAATAGGTGCACCAAGAGCATCTCCCATCCAAGTGTATCCCAATAGATTTGTCTTGGTTGTCGCATCTGTATCAAATGAGAATGTACCAGTCGCATAATAAGTATCAGGTGCAAAATCATATATGTTCAATATCTGTCCAACATCTCTACCATAGAGATATCTCATATCAATCTGCATCTCTGGTTTGATAGATGTAGAAAATGTAATGTTAGGACCTGATACAGTATATGATTTTCCGTTTACCTGTAATACACCATCTAAAAATACATATAGATTGTCTTCAGATTCTATACTTTGTACAGTAAGATCTTCTACATCAAGAATTAAGAAAGGTCCGTTTCTAACTCCGTCAACTAAGTCTTTATCAATAGTCAATCTCTTATAATTACCAACACCTATACCAGTTACTTTTTCTACAGCAGTTGGTTCACCAATAGTCTTAGCACCTAAGTCTTGATCCCATATAGGAGGAACATCAAACTTGATAACATTAGGAATTACAGTCCTGTCTATGAAATAAGCATCTGATAATGGATAATTTTCTGTAAACTTAGGTCTCTGTATTACAGCATTAAGACTCAAGAATAGATTCTCATCTGCTTCTGTATTTACTTCAGTATTATCATCCCAATACAATTCAAAATCTGTGGTCTCACCATCAATATAATCTGGTAAAGATTTAGTTACTGAATTCTCATTTATTATCTCACTTAAATTATCATGTAAAGAATCCATTGCAGAAATTACAGTAGTGCATTCCTGTGCAGGAATTAAAGGATCTCCAAGAATATTATAGTTAGAATATGTACGAGAATTAGTCCAGTTACCAACTTTATTGTTATTCTGCTCAGTTTTCTCAACTAAGTTTCTACCTTCTTCAAGAATAGTAACATTAATACTGTGATAAGTTTCAAGTGTACTTTCTACTTCTGCACATGTGGGAGAATTTGAGTCAACTAATACATTAGGATCTGTAACACTTAACTGATTTCTCATTGCCTGTATACAAGCAATTTTGACCTGATTCATTATGTAAAGTGTTGATTCTACAGTTCCAGTAATACCTTTACCCTGTAAACCTAAAGTTGATGCATCATAATATAATGTCTCTCCATAAGGATAATCATAATCTCTGTAATATAATTGTGCATTATCTACAATCTTAGAGTTACCACCTAACTTAAGATGATAAACATATGCCTCTACTAATGGTCTCATTTGAAGAGGATAATATGGTGCTACGCCAGGACCTCCACCCCAACCTAAGTTTGGATACTGAGTTTGAGTTGCATTCAATGCTAATTGAATAATTTCTGTTGTATTCTTCTCTATCAACTCTCCTGCTTTATAGAACATACCATTGTTTAATGCACTCCAACCAAATTTTGCTTGGTCAGTTCCTGAGAATGATGTAGGTACAATAAATGTAGAACCTGGTGGTACATCAAATGTATTGCCAGGTGCAACAGCAGCAGTATTAGTTGCGTTTGTAGATGATCCACCAGCAGCAGTACCAGTTATAGGAGTGACACCAGCTGGTGCACCACCACCACCACCAGAGTTTGCTAGTGCTGCATTGTTTAGTGTTACTTGAGTCTCACTGTCAATAGATACAATCTTAGTTTCATCTGGGAATGCTTTACCAGAACTTACAAACAATCCAATAGCAAGATTCTTAGTGCTTGTAACTGTAACTGCTTTCTGTCCTTGAATATATGCAATTCCAACATCAATAAAGTCCCAATTTCTAATTGCTAATTTTGCTAATCTATTAGCATATTCAAATATAGCAATAGACTCTGTTTTATTATTTTGAATGTATAGGTAGTCACTACTTGAATTGAATATAGATGTATAATCAAATGTTTTTACATTTCCACCAAATCTAAGATCATGTTGGAAAGCATCTAATAATGCTCTAATATTTGATTCGTAGTCATCCTGTTTTGTACTCCAATCTAATGATGAGTATGTTGCTTTACCATATCCAACAGTTTCGTTAATAATAAACTGTACATTTCTTTCTATTTGATTCGCAGCATCAATCCATGTTCCACCACGTTGGAATATGTTTCTTACTTTTCTTAGATGTTTAGTGTTGTATTGATCATCTTTAAACTGAAATACTTTTGCATAGAACTTAACACCTTTGTAAGAAGAACCAGCTTTAGTTCCATCTCCTAATGGTGGAGCAGAGAATATAATTGAATCACCAGAAATTGTATATGCAACATCAGGTTCTTGTAGTACACCATCTAATGTAACTATCAAACCTTTAGAAGAAGCTGGTGTATATGCAACTCCATCTTTTAAAATCTGGAATGATGTAGTTCCTTGTAACTTACCATCATTATCATAATAACCATCAAAAGATCCATTTAGTGTAAATTCAAATGCAGTAACTTCATTGAAGTTAAATTCACTTGTTGCAGCAGTTCCAAATGCTTTACGAATTCTTTGGTTCTCAACTTTCTGTACTGATTGAGTAATAACATAAGTAGAGTTCTCAACTGTAATTCTATTTTTATTTGGATCCCAAAGTTGTATTACACTGAAGTGAGATGCTTCTGGAACTTCAACTGGCATCTCAGAACTTGCAGTAGCTTCCACATCTACTTGTCCAAATAACTTAAATCCTGCAGGGTGTGTTGTAGACTTAATTAAGTCACGCCATTGCTCAATAGATGTTTTAGATTTTACAACGTATGAATAATCTTGATAGAAAAAACTATCTGTAATTTTTTGATTAGATACGCCAAGTTTCCCTTTATCTGATTGGTAGAATCCTAAGTTATCATAGAAACTAGAAATTTGTTCATCAAAAACAGTTACAAATATATGAGTAACAGTAGCAGTTACTTCACTTCTTATTATACTTGTTATAGAAACATTTTCTCTAAGAATACCAGTTATATTTTCTACTTTCAAAAGATTTGATCCATCTCTCCATTCTGATACTCTTGCTCTAGCAACCTCTACGTCATTAATTTTCTGTACTACTATTTCTCCTCTTCTAAAAGTTGGTAGAGAACCACTAACTGGTTTTACACTTAAAACATAATTTGATGTGAATGTTGATGCTACTGTCTTATCTAAATGAAATGCTCCACCATTTCTAATAATATTGATACTCTTAGGAACACCAATACTATCACTATCAACATATGCATCTACGTCACCTTCTACAATAATTATCTCAGGTGCAAATGTGTATCCTCTTCCTTCATTTTCTATAGTAATAGAAAATACTTTTCCCTCTCTTCCAACAATATTAAAACTTGCATCTACACCATCACCATTTGTAATTACAACTTTAGGATTTGAATAGTTAGATCCTTCATTTGTAATGTTTACACCAGTTATAATACCAGCTGCTGAATCAAATAATACAGTAGCACTTGCTCTAAAAGATTCGTTAGGATCAGCACCAACAATTATAGGAACTTTTTTATAATTTATTCCTAAGTTAATAATATCTGCGGTGTTTATTTTTCCAATAGCAAACTGTCCAGTAGTTGTGTAAGAAATAGATCCAGAACCATCCCAAAGAGGTTCACTTGGAATGTCATAGACAAAGCGATTTGGTGTAACATAATTTACTGTCCTTATTGACTGTAATGGATCTGTTATAATTTTAAAATACGCATTACCAGCATTTACAATATTTTTATTATCAAAGTAATAGAAGTTTGTAAAGTCAGTACCTGTTTTTGTTTCATATGTATTACCAGCTCTATAACCATATCCAAACTTAACATCTGTAAATGCTCCTGCATTACCAGGTAATATTGTAGATGCAGTTTTTTCTATTGTTACTAGATTAAAATTATTACTTGGACTAATATCAAAGTAAGTCCCAGTGAGACTAGAATGAGACGTATCAAATTTATACTTATAAAATTCTTGTAGATCTATATTAGGATTAGGTACAAATGTACTATTATCTTCGGAGAATTCAAACTTATTAATTGAAGAACTAACAGAACTAACAGCAACTAGTCTTTGTGGTGTGCTAGTGTCAAAGAAACTAGAACTTAAAGTTACTTGTTGTGCATTTGATAATAAAGTTCCATAGTCATATACTATTACTATTTTTTGTGTTGTAGAATCATAAGATTGAATATAACCAGAATTTGCACCAGAAAAAATTTGGAAGTTAGATGTAAAATTATATCTAGCTTGATATAAAGATACTTCTTGTCCATCAAAGTGATCTACATCTGAAGTAGACTGTTGACCTCTAATAACAGTAAAGGTGCTATCAGTAATAGAAGTTATTTGTAATATCTCATCTCCTATCTTCACATAATCTTGTTCAGCAAATCCATTTGCATTGTCTACAACTAGACTAGTGCCACCAGCAGCAAGACCAGAATGTCCAACATAGATTGTTAATCTTGATGTAGACTGTGATGCACCAGACCTTACTAGATCTTCGTCAGCAACTGATAATAAATCACCTCTAGCATATCCAGCACCAGTATTCTCTAATGTAACATTTGATACTACACCAGCACCAGACACAGCAATTGTAGCAGTTGCTCCACTTCCAGATCCTCCTGTAAGAGAAACACCAGTGTAAGTGTTGCTAGTGTAATCAGCACCACCATTGAGGATTTCATATCTTCCTACTCCTGTAAAATCAATATTTGTTTTTCTTGACGGAGCAAGTAATATTGCTTCCTGATATAATCTCTTTCTTAGATAATAAGTTTTAGTTGTTGTACTATCATCAGGATTAATATCTATTGTAATTTTATCGCCAATACCAAGACCATGATTTTCTGCAGTCTCTATTAAAGCAACACTTTGATTAACTTCAAATGGTTCTAGACCATCGCTCAAAGATGTCAATCTTACAATTCTAGTTCCAGATGTGTTGAATAGATCATTAGATTGTATAAAATAAGTATCATCAACAACCCATGTACCAGTGAGAACCTTGATCTGGACTACGTTTTGAGAGGATGTTCCTTCTAATACTTCAGCAGTAGCAATAGGTGTATTGATACCATCAGTCAAACTTAATGTAGCACCTTTAGTATAAGAACTTCTTTGGTCTAGTAAAACATCAAATGTTTTTATTGCAGCACTAAATGTTCCAGTATTATCAAATGTGCCACTTACATTTCTCAATACAATTGTACTATCGTTTCTAACAGTACCAACAATTGTACCAGATGCACCAGATGATGGTTGTGATAATGTATCATCTGCAAACAAATATGCAGATTGTATTGTTGTTAACTTAACAACTTTAGTTTGTTTTGATTCTAAGTAATTTACACTCTTACCTTTTACAGAAGAAACAATTGCTTCTGCCTCAGATCCTTCTGTTCCTTTATTGTTTAGATATATTTGAGAATTTATAGAAAAATTAGGGGAAGTATCTATCACATTAATAGCATCAACTGTACCTGGTTTTACGTCAGATATTGTTGCTGTAAACCCTTCTCCATTTCTAGGCATCCCTGCTTCATAAAGTCTCTTTGATTTCTTAGGAATATCATCCTGACTAATATTAGAATTATAATTACTATCAACAGGCAAGGAGTAGAAGTTCTCTCCTAAAATGTATGGGTACTGCGGTACTTGATTGCTATCAATAGTAATGAAATAAGCATAAGTTCCTTTCGGAAATTCTGGGGTAATACAAAATCTTCCATTGTTCTGATCTAGTGTGCCACTTTTGTGAGTGTATGTGTAATCATTAACAAAAGATCCTATCGGGTATGTTGTTAACGAAGGACCATTTGAACGACTTCCATTAATAGAGTAACTAGACGTCATTCTTATAATAGAAGAAGATACATCTAGAGGATTTTGATATCCAAATGCACCATATATGGGGTTACCATCATATGCGAATCCAATAATGGGAGAATGAGTTTTAGATGCTGGTTCTGTTCCAGAATTACTTAAATTATCATTTAGAGAAACACGAAGTGCTTTTGGATTAGCAGCATAACCATAACCATATTCCAAGACGTTATTATAGTTTGCAAATACACATCCGTTCTCTGTATCTAAATTACTTTCTAATTTTTTGTATCTATTATAATTCCATTCTTTTAGAAGAGGTGTGCCAGTTGCTCCATTACCTATTGGAATCACATCAACTATTACAGTATTCTGATTATAGAAGTTACCTTCTCCTATCTTATTAAATCCTGTTATCTGTCCATCAGTGTTTACTATTGATTCATACTCAGCAAACCTACCTCTACCAGCATTGTCTCTAATATTAATGAGTGGAGGTGATGAATAAAATTCACCAGGATTATCAATTGTTAAACTTGTTACCTTACCACCAGTTACAACAGCACTGACAACTGCATTACGACCTGATGTAATTGTAATATCAGGAGTTCTAGGAAATATATCAGTGGTATCTACGATTATACTTTCTATAACTTGTCCTGCAAGAACTGCTCTTGCTTTATTAGGAACTTGATCAATTAGAACAAAAGGAGGGTTGATGTATCCAGTTCCTCTTAAATCAACTCTAATTTCTTCCAACAAACCAAATCTAATACTTTCTGGATCTTTGTAAGAATAAAAGGGAACACCATTTAATCCAATACCAATATCTGTTTTAGGTATAGGATATGTTTCTGTAGTTCTGGTTGCTTCCTTTCTAATAATTTTTAATAACTTTTGATCTAATACTTCCTCATTAACTGCAGTTCCATCAAGAATCTTATGTGATGGAAAACTAGAGCTAGCAATGTAATAATATTGATCATCTGCAAATATACCAGATACATCTGTAGGAACTTGATCTAATGAAGTTACAACTGATGGTAATGTAGGAACATTTACAGCACCAAATGTACTCTTAATCCAACGAGTCTGATTCGTGCCTATATTTACAATCTTAGAATCATCTGTTTCAAAACCAGGATTTGATATTTGTATTTTATCACCAACATCAGAAAATGGTTGTCCTTCTTTTGGTAGTGCATTATATACAACTCCAAGTGTCAATAATGTGACACCACTACCTACCAATGTTACAGGTTTGTATACAGACTCCTCAACACTGTGTATGACTGCGTTTTGAGCAACTCTATTATCAATAATAAATTGAGTAGCAGTCTTAGAACTAAATGTAATTGTCTCACTTCCAATTAATATTGATCCTGTTTTGTCCCATCCTATTGTAGAGAAAACATTTACCCTATCACCTGTACTTGCAGTTCCTGTCAATGTTGTCTCAAGACGAGTCTTAGTTGAGACACCAAAGTCACCATTGACTGTTTCTGGTGCTAATACAATATTATAAATTTGCTCACCATCAGATGTACCATCGGCATAGACGTTATCTACCGTTGCATCTGCATATCCATATTCTTCAGTCTCTGTCTGTACTATCTTCTTTCCAACTAAACTCTTAACATCACCAGATACAACTTTTGCTTTTATTGCATATACATTTACCCAATCTGCATTAGATACTTTATATGTAAAATCTCTTGGTTTATATACTTCTGGTTTATTAGTATGATCTTTAGCAACAATAGTATTAAATATAAACTCAATAGAACTACTAGTTCCTTTTGCTTTATAAAATTTTTGTATATTCTTGATTAAGGTTCTCTTATCAACTTCACCCTTAAGATATTTCTCAGGAAAAGAACCTAAGTATTGATTCTCAAAACTTTTAATAAAAGAATATAGAAAAAGGTTACTTACATTAAAAACCTTCGTACCAGAGCTATGTGATGCTGCATTTGTGCTGGTGTACTCTGACGAGCTATAAAGATCACCAAGAGTTGTGTTACCGCTAACACCTCTAATTGCTCCTGATAGAGTTGTTCCTGTTCGTGATTCATAGAAGATTATCTCGTTATCTATTCTTACGTATCCGTTTTTCTCTGGAAAACTCGTTGCATCTTCCAATACAATTGTATCGTCAGAAGTAGAGATACTAGTGCCCAGAGTATCAAACTGTCTAAGTATGTTTTGTTCATAGTAATCAATGTCAGCATATTTTTCAATATTAGTAATAATATCTAATGTACCACCTTGTACCTCCTGTTGTTCATAATACTTCTGAATAAACTTACTGAAAAGTTCATACTCTGAAGTAATAAACTCAGGAAGTTGTGACTCAATTAGAGTTGATATCCTTTTTGTTTTTACAGATGGCATTTCTTACTCTTTATACGCAGTGAATGATGAATTTGCAACATCAACATCAAGATAAACTTCACGCATTGCCTTGATATCGTTTGATAGGGGTTTTACTCTTAATGAAATACGATTGTCAAAGAAACTACCTTTAATAATTGTTAAGGCATACATCTTCAACTCACCTGTTACATAATCTATGTCACCAATATCACTGTCAAGAACAACCTTCTCACCAGTTACGGTATCTACTCTATATAGGACAATTTTCTTATTTCTGTCCTCAACATAGACATCAAAATTAGGATACTCAGTTACTCTAAAACCAGTAGATGACAAGACTGGATCATCACAGTCTTCATCAAAGGCATTTTGAAAACATACCTCATAATAGAAGGTAGAATTAAGAGAAGGATAAAAATCTTTTCTCATTGTGAGACTCGTGAGATTAGAATTGATACTCTTGTCAGCATCATCAATTACACCTACAAACTTACTATATCTAAACTTACCATTAAATTTTTCAGTATCACTTGTATCAATATAAGACTGTATAGAACCAATAACATCATCTCTAATTTGTGATGGTGTTTGATCTGTAATTAGACTGTTGTAGTATATCTTACTATTCATCTCAACGTATAGAATAGAAGGATCTACAATCTGTGGTTCTACAGATGCAACAACATATTTCTTAAGATCTGCGACAATTTTGTTTTTTGTTAATGATGTAAGGTAACTTGCATCAGTTGGTTTTAATACGATGAATACTTTTCCATATTGTGGTGGTACTTGATCCTCTCCACCAAATATGATAATGTCACTTGTTGCTGGATATACTTTTCTTACAATTGCTTCATAGTCTTCTGAGGTTACTGCACGCTCCTGTGTGCCATATGCTTTTGGAGCAGTGTATTTTATCTTAGCAGTGCTTTCTATCTCTTCACCGCCCGATGCTGCAACAGTAGAGTTAATTGTAACTGAGAAAGAAGTGGGTGATATGTTATTAGGATTCTCTAGTACACCAGAAAATACAAATGTTCTTACACCATTACTTTCAGGACCTGATGTTATCAAATAGGATACTTCTATCCTTGCATTGTTCTCTAATTTTTTACCGAGTACACCATCACCCATTAATATCTCATATCTCTCGTCTTCTACTTCATCTAAGAAGAATACTTTTGATGTACCATCAACTCCTAGTATGTTATCTGCAATTAGATATGGTTCACTAAACGATCCACCAGTAGGATATACTTTAACTCTAATTGTATTAGTGTCTATGTTTTGATTATCAAGAATAAATCTTTGTGATTTGCTTGCTGAATTTATAACAAAAGTATTAGTAAGTTGTGTTCCTTCATTTACAGCAACATCTGTAAAGGTTGCAACACCATTTGCTACTTGTGCTTTTACATCATCTAATACAACATAATTGTAAATGTTGTTATCATACGTTGCTGTAAATCCAGTTCCCTTCTTTAATAATAATTCTGTATCATTTGTTGCATTAGTATACGTAACAGTAAATGAAACATATGCTGTAGGTGATGTTGCACTCTTTGGTCTATATCCTAATTGCTTTGCTAATGCTACTACGTTGTCTCTTAATGTTGCTGAATCAATGAATAACTCATTGACTACCATATTGGTATTAAATGCTGTGTAGTAAGTATTATAGGCAAGTGTGTCAAGAAGTACAGAAAGAGTAGACCCTTCAAAATCGTAATCAGTAAAATCTGACTGAGCTCTCATATACTCTTTGAGAGAAGTCTTGATTTGATTAAAGTCTAAATTTGAAACCTGTGTATAAGGCATTATCTTGTACGTTCTAGAAATACATCAGCAACTATTCTGCCATCGTCTCTACCAAGAATTTCATATTCTATTGAAACGTCAAAACCATTGTTATCAAAATCAGGATCTGCATTGACGGTCAATACATTAATTCTAGGTTCGTATTTAACAAGACATTCTCTGACACGACCACTTATAGCAGCAGCAGTACCCCAGTCTGCTTGTTCAAACAATAGTTCACGAATACCAGAACCTAAATCAGGTTTGAATGGTCGGTCACCAGAATTTGTCTGCAACAAATTAGAGATTGATTGGGCAATAGCAACCTTATCCTTCACTGTGACTAGATCATCAGTGACAGGATGTTTTTTGAATACTACACTCAAATCTTTAAATGTTGACTGTTGTGGCATATAGACAGCATAGGCTGCTATTATTTATCCATCTTTTCTAAACTTAGTGCACTCGTCAAGGAATTCCTTCTTTCTCTTCATCTCAAACAATTCTCTTTCGTCATTCTTCTCAATTTTATCTAACCATTCCTGTGCATCGTACTCTGAGATGAGTTTTTTACCACTCTTCTTAAATTCTTCAGATTTGTCTACTTTAATTACCATTGTTCTCCTTTTCTTTAGGTGTTTCCCAGAAATAATCGTCAGTATCTCCTAGTCTACCCCATTCAGTCCCATTCTCAACTTGATACTCTATGGTAGAAACCTTAAAGTCAGGTGTTTTCGGTTCTTGTGGGGTTATAGAGAGGTCATACAGACGCATCCTGTTATTTGGATACAGTGCATACTGCCCATTCTCTAGTTGTATACAGTTATGAGACTTATGCTCTTGTGGCACTTCACTTACATTATTATCTATCACATTTATATCTGCATGATAGTTATCAATTGTAAATATATATTGTCCTTTTATCAACCCGTGGTCTCTTGTTCGTATTTCAGCATCCATAGAAGATATGAAACCTTTATTGATTGCCATCACACCATAGTCCATACAATTCCAAAATTGCAGATTCTCTAGACTCATATCGGGCGTCGGTGTTTTCGGTGCTCGGAGAAAGGCACTTATAGGTAACTTATCATACAACGCACCATACTCAGGTAGATACGTCTCAAAATAAAACGCACGACCAGGTAAACTCTTTGCAGCAACCCATACACCTTCTACAAATTCACCATGACCACTCTTATGGTCAGTTAAGTATTCTTTTCGTACCCATACTTTCTCAGCAGGGAGATTACAAATTAAGTTCATGTGTTTTTACCCATACCTTCTGATATAAATTCCATCCAACCTGTGATAATCATCTTCTCGTTTTCATTGTCTACACGACCTCTATGTGTATACATCCACTCTGCTGGCCATATGACTGTCTTCCCCTTTTCCGCAGGGATGTGGAGATCTTGAAAGTAAAACTCCGTACCACCGTTCGGATTATCCGTAAGATACGTCATCCATACAAGGTGTCTACGCAACGCATGTTTATTGTTCGTCCTCTCAAAGTGCCATATCTTGTATCCACCACCTTTAGGATACCATTGGATATTAAAGACATCAGACATCTTACAAGGAAGTCTAGATTGCTCAAACTTCTCAAAGTATGTTATGAACGTCTGATGCAAAGAACTGAAGTAATTCTCTAAACGAGTATCAAAGTCAATATACTGCATTGGTATGCTCATATCCAAAGATTCTTTTTGATTCTTAGAATTTACCTTACGATTACTAATCTGCCCTTCATGTTTCTGAAACTGATCTGATGTATTGTAAAAATCTATCAGACCATCACAGATATCTTTAGTAAACTTAGTTTCGTATATGAATCTATCCATTAGTTAACAAAACCACCCGCAATATCTATCCAACCAGTAATTAAGGTTTTTGATAGATTATCATCTATCACACCTCTATGAGTATGTGTCCATTCTGCTGGCCAGATAACAGTCTTACCTTTCTCAGCAGAGATGTACTTATCCTGATACATCCATTCGGTTCCACCGTCGGGGTTATCGGAGAGGTAGGTCATCCAGACCAGATACCTCTCACGATTCTCACGTTGTGCACCTCTCTCAAAATGCCATACCTTATAACCTCCACCAGGCTCATACCTTTGTATATTAAACAAAGGAGAGATATGACAATCAATCTGTCCTGCCTGTGGATATACATGATAATACTTGTCTACACACTGAATGAGTTTCTTCAGATAATTATCCAAACATTCCTCATTCTTTGCCAACATAGTATGACAATGCAAGTCAAGAGAATCCTTTCCATTACCCTTAGCATCATTAAAAGGATTACTCTCATATTTTTTCTTAGTCAAGTATGTGCATGTATCGTAGAACTCTACGAGGTTATCACATATGTCTAAGTCTATCTCACCTTCCCAGATGAAATTGTGCATTATTTACCTTGTCCTCTAGATCTCTTCTTTGCTTTATTTCTACTAGTCGCAGAATACTTAGTATGTGATCCTGTACCTTGTCTTGATTTCTTTGGTGTTGCTTCTATAGTATCAGCAGTACCATATCCACCTTTTGCTTTTGCCATATATTATATGTTACTTCCTATCATTATATTAACATGCTGGAAAGGTCCTGTCAACGGTCTTGGTGTACCTAACAATGATGCATTATCTCCTTGCACTGCGGGTAACTTACCATTGATAAACACTGTCGTGTTAACAGTAGGAGTGATCACCCTAGTACCAGGTGGACAAGGCAATACACCAGGAACTGGTGATACTACACTAGAACTATCATATGATCGTAAAGGTTGACCATTCATCAATACGTTTGCTGATATAGTAGGTGCACCTCCCAATGCTGTAGCAGGATAAGTACAGTTACCATCTACTGATTGAGTATCAAATGTATTCTCTGCTGCTAGATTAGGCATTTTTCTTTTCCTGACAGTTACAAATATTTAGAAGTGGTTCCATCTTCTCGTATACCACTCGTACTTTCTCTTCAGACTTACGACTTTTCCATAACTGCAGTACAATTACTTCAAGTTCTTCTTTGGTTACGTTTATCAGCATATTACCAATAATTAAAATTTAATACAAATCTAAATCTTTCATCAGTTTGCGTTGCACCTGTATGTAGTGTAGGACCAGTAAAAGTTACCATCCTATTTGCAACACTATCAATCTTAGTACCATCCTCAAACAAAGTATATCCATTATTCGTATTCAAATAAAAGATTGCAGTGTTATAATCAAAAGGTATACTACCATCTATAAAACTAATATCCTCATGTAAAGGAAGAAACTCATAAGTCTTCTTAGTCTTAAGAGTTAAGTTAACCTTACAACGATATAACTTATTCACACCAAGACGATAGTACATAGGTTTCATTAATGAATCAAAAGGACTTCTCCATCCTGTCTGATCACAAAATTGATGTGTAAACTGAAAAGAACCATCTCCTTCCATAGACACACCAGTATTTTGCAAATGCCATGGGAAACCATGATCAGTTATAGATTCATACAGTTCATCAAATCTTTTCTGAGACAGAACATTATCTATAATCTGCATTATACTGCCTTAGCAACTTTAAGTAAATCTGTTTTCAAACCTTCTACGTTATTATGTAAGTAATCAAGAGTCTGGGCAACTGTCTCGTATTCTTCAGATGTCGGACGGTGATACATCAATGATGGTTTGCCCAATTTCTCCATCCGAGATTCCAAGTTGTTCAACTTCTCTGACAGCCATAGGAGCGTCTGTTCCTGCTCGTTCAATTTCTTTAGTAACTCTTCCATTATTTTGGTCTCCTTTATGATATGCGTTAGATGCACGATCTTCAAATTGGTCACAGAAACTATCAAAGTCACTTAGCATGTCTTCATAATCTAATCCGTCGTCTTCAAAGAATTGGTGTGCGACTTTTTTCATGATTTTTTACCAGGAAAATTTTTTGGGTTTTGGGGTTTTTGAAATTTCATTTTCAATTATATTTATCTCTCGTTTGGATACTTTTGTAGGTTAGGAAAGGGTTAGGAGTCCCATCGCTCGGCAACCCCTTAAAAAACCCCCAACATTACAAACACTGTCAGGGGTGGGGGTTGGGGTCAGGCACCTGTCACTTAAGAACATCTGCTGACCCGCTTTGTTTTGTGTGGTGGCAAGGGGATTGACCGATCCCCTCTAGCAAATTCCATGCTTATCAGAGTTACAGGTCTGTGCACTGTTGACTGGTCGGGTCAAGGGTGGGACTTATTGGCATTGCCCATGACCTAGAATGGACAGTCTTCGGGGACTCTCCTCTTAAACTCTGGTGCTTCGCCTTGCATCCAGTGCATACGCTGTGCCTCTTGCCACTTGGTATGCTTCACACGTTCTTCAAGTTCATCATATACACTGCGGTCTTCAGAGAACATAACGTGTTCATTCATTTCGTCCTCTGTGTATCCGTGCTCATGTCTGTATTCTTCCCAGACTGCATCATAGATGTATGTATTCTCAGGCATAGGGTTAAGCAAATAAAGGTCTCATGTAGTCCTTGAACTTTTCTCTCATGTCATCAGCAAGTACTTGTATTTGTTCTGCTGTGAGTACGTCTTCAAGTGAAGGGTTATCTATGCAAAGTTCGTCATAGCATGCATCGGATACGCCTTTGTCTGTTAGGTCGTATTTGTGAAGTTCTACGTGTTTGAAAAATGACATTAGTAAGAACCCTCTACAATGCGAGATCCGTTAAGAGAATACCAGACAAGTTCCGCCTTGCCGTACTCTTCCGCCATACTGAATAGCATATCGTATGCGAATGAACCCATTGGAACTGGTTCCTTGATTAGTGTATTAGGGACTTCAATGAATTTTTGAATCATAATCTAGTTTGTTAAATTTGTTTGTATATACTTATTATAGTCGGTAATAAGTAGAATTGTGGATTGTTACAGTGAATATTACGGGTCATTGTGACACTAATTCAACTGTCACTTCATAACCTCATCTACAAGGTTATCGTAAGTTTGAATGTCCCAACCTTTCTGCTCTGGGACGTCCATTTCATATGCGAACATGACTAGATCCTGTAATAGTTCAAGTTGTCCGTCTGTTACGTTTAATGTTCTCATTGTGCCATCTCCTCAAAGATTTGCTTTGCTCTGATCTCTGCAACTATATGTGCTGCCTCGCTGGTAGAGTCAAGACCCGCTTTTTCTATTCCTTCTAAGCATTCCTCAAAGAGTGTTTCTAAAATTGATTCGTTAACTAGTGATGACATAATCTGATTTGTTTGTATAATATTAAGTATAGTCCCTATTTTGACAGAATAGGGAAACTGTGTGACAGTTTATAAATCGTCCATCATTTCCTGCATTTCGTCAAAGTCTGCTTCGTCCCATGTTGCTCCGTCTGGTGTCTTGGTCATGCCATACTCCTGCATAGTCTGGACGAACTCTCCATATGAACTAGAGAATCTTGCTTCGTTGTAAAGACCTTCGTCCCCACCTATCCACAATGCACAGTTCCAAGTTGTCCAGTCTGCCCAACCGTTGTACTCTGTCCTTGGTGTGTCTGTGAGATTGATTGCTGTTTGCATGATTTGTTTGTTTGTTATGATTATATTATAGTCCCTGATATGGGAAAATGGAATAGGAAATGTGCCAGTAATAATATTGGCACAAGGCGGCTGACTTCAGTGTACATTTTTAATGTCTGTCTGAGATGTACCAGACTCCGTACCTGTTGATCTCCTGCGGTTCAAAGTTTCTCTTTGACATCTCTGTCAATGCTGCCTTGACTGCTGGATCCTGCATTGCTGAATCGTTGACTAATACTCTTCCGTTGTAGATTGGTGTTAAGTCTCTGTTGAACATGTTGATTTAAAAATTTGTTTGTTATACACATATTATACTGCCTATGAAGTGCATATGGGAAAATAGTGGACACTAATTAAATTGGCACACTAGGTCAGCTGGATTGCCTCAATAC